TTGACCATCAACCCCACCATCATTATGCTCCTAAGTGTTGTAATTGTCAACAAACAATTTTACTGTTTCGTACCAAAAGAAAGATTGTGTGTCTACATCATCTGTGAACCATTCAACATGGTAAAGAGCTAAATGATCCTCTCTTTTTGTTACAATACCAAAAAGGTGTCCGCTATTTACCATTTTGCCTATTAGCGGATCGGTGGGCATCATACTCCCAATCTTTGTAATGGGCGATCAAGTCTTTTATAACAGCGGAGCTAAGTCCATGCTCAACTTCTGCAACAATGTCACCATACTGGAACCAATACACAGTATAGTATTTTTCTTGTTTGTCCACAACAATTCCAATGGAACTATATTTTGAAATGCTGCTTCTAACCATTTCACCGATCATGTAGGGGCATCATAGACCACTTTTCGTAATTGGTCAAGTCTTTGTGTTTGAGCAACTTTCGCTTGACTTCATATTCTGTGAAGTCAAATATTGCATTTGACTTGAAGAATTTGACTTCGTAATGACGATTTTGAAACACGCCTTCAACCATATTTACTACTATACCAAATCCTAGAAATCTGTCAACAACAATTTCACTTATGAGAGGATCAGTCATTTACCAATAACCTTTGCGCTTCTGCCAATCCTGCCCCATGATGATCCACTCCTCTGCCTTGTCACCTAGCCAATGGAATGCAATGGCACCGGCAATACCAAGGGGAACGAACACAAACAACATCAAGAGGAATGCTAGCACAACACTAACAACAATGTCAAGCATGATCACCTCTTTTGATGGTATCCCATCAAAAAATTCATTCGCCAAGTGTCAACATAATTCCCAGAATAAAAGCAAGTCACTTCGCTGGTGTTGGTTTCTGGATCGGTGAACGCGATATCGTAGTGAAAACCACTTATGTATGCAGGATATTTGTCGGTGACGATTCCATACTTAACACCGTCAAATACCATATCACCAACTTCAGTCATTGTCCACCACTAAGTTATAGTTATCTTTTAAGTATTTATCGCCAAAGACAACGATATCGCCAGCTTGTGATTTATCATAGCCGAAATTATTTGCCATGACAAGCATTTTCCATGACAATTTTGGTTTACCAGTAATCTTATTTGTAGCCATAAAGCTTTCAAGTAAGACGCCCATAATCCCAAACGCTGGATCTTCTACTATATCACCCTGCTTGAACATTGTCAATGCCGTGATAATGCTTGTAATTCTCTACATAAATGTCAATGATATCGCTAGGATAGAACAGGGTGGGCATATTCATAAGCTTGGCAAGCTCGCTATCGCCCTCCCAACGAATTTCGTAATCATCGCCCTTTACATCGACAATAACGCCACTCATAGAGTTACGGTTAGACGTAACGCGAGTACCAATCTTATACATTTTATCTCCTAAAGGCAAGTAAGAAAGTAATGTTCTTCTTCTCTGTGTTCGCTACCACCATATCTAAACTTGTCCATATCTTCCGCAGAAAAGATCTCACCTGCTTTTGAACCAGAGGTGACTAGGATTTCTACATCGTTATAGCCATCCTCGTTAACTTTAAGGATTATACTATAATCCCCGTCCTCGTCAATCCAAATTTGACCAACTTCAAGCTTGTCAGGAATTTTGCCGGTCATGGACAATTCTCCACTCGTCAAGTTCAAAATTCATGAATACCATTTCAGTATTGCCAGTATTCATATTTAACATACGGAATACAAGTTTGTCAAGAGGATCACCAGTATCCCTATCATCTGGTTCAATCAAGACAAAATATTCCCAATTATCCTCACCATGCCATTGACGTTTCCAAATCTGCCCAACCTTGGGATCATCGTCAATTACAATTGCTTTCTTTTTCTTCATCTACTGGCACCGTCCATCTTAGCAAGTATGTGCTATTCTCAAACGATTGTCCACCGTGCCAATTGCAATAGACGATCATCAACCTATGCTTGCCAAATACTTGTCCTGTCTCGCCAATGATCATATAATAACGATCACAATGTTTCAAGGATTTTCTTATCTGTCCTATGTATAGAGAATCACTCAAGCTTTTTCCATACATCGGTTTGCAGCCAATGATTAAGATCATAGCCATGATGTATTATTTCGCTATCGTCGCCTATACGCAACAGATCATAGTATCCATGTTTATCTTTGTCAATGATGATATAAAGCTTTGTCTTATCGTAAACCCAAATCTCGCCTATAGTCGGGGTTATTGTCGTCAATGTTGAACCCATCAGCTTCTAAAACGTCAAGATAAAGTTTGTACCGCTCACCAGTCTCCATAACTAGAGTCTCAACGATTGTATCGCAATTACGATACTTGATTGCAACAGAGAAATCAAGAATAAAAAGGTGACGTTTGATATTTCCAAGACCTCTCACATACATGGGAGTATACCAAATTTGCCCCACACTAGGAAGGAAATTTACAGTCTCACCCAACTGTCACTCCGAAAGTCTGGTTGAATTTGATAGCTATTACCAACAAAAAATCCTCTGCACTCGTCGGCATCACCACCTAAGAATACCATACTCCATACGCACTCGTCAACGCGATTGAGAATAAGCCAATGGTTGACGAATAGACAATCTTCCTCGTCACGATATTCAATCTTCCACATTTCGCCGGGATTCATAGTGATCGACATTTTTAAGTGATCCCTCCTCTAGCATTCTATCAATTTCTTTTTCGTCACGCCAGCGATCAATAACACCGGGAGCTTTTCTCTCATAGACACGCGAACACCAACAAGACCAGCAAGAACCGTCATATTCAAGCAGTATAAACTGGACAAAATTATTGTCAAGCTGATCTGTGTAAAACATTTGTCCAGCTTTATACTTTGGCTTCTTGGTCTTTTTCATGCTGCTCGCTCATCTTTTGTTCATAATCTGCAAGATATATCTTGACATCATGCCACAAATAGTGGCGTGTGCTTTTTGCGCTTGAGAACCAATATATAGTGTAGTATGGACCCATACCACCACTAGCGGTAGTGTATCTGCTTACGATACCATAACCAAACGTATGTGAAAAGACAAATCTTGATACTGCTTTTGCCCCACCATCTTTAGCTTTTGTTGGCAAGGTGTTTCCCCCATGCCCGAATCTCTAACTCGTATGAATGGATTGTATCAAGGGTCTGGGTATCTTGCAACACAAGAATGTTACCCTTGTTGGATGCTCTTATTATTTTGACAATAACATAGGTCGTCTTGAATCCAACTATTATATCGCCTACACTATATTCAGTCAAGACCTATTTCCTTGGCTTGTTGAACAACCCTTCAATCTTGTCGTTGTAAAAGTGTTTACCTTTTACTGCCGCAGCAAGATAGGTGTTATGCAAGTCAAGTATTTCACGATCATTATAGTCATTTATCTTGCGCTTGCCATAGAAAAATTGGACTTTATTTCTATAGCCACTAAGCTTTTTCTTGCCAACTTCAATGATTATACCAAGACCATACCACTCGTCAAGAACAAATGTACCTACAGGGAGTGTTGGTATGCTCATTGATTACTCTACCTTTGTGGCATAATCGTCCAACCACCAATCGTTAATTAGCTTAACCTCGTCCCTACCGTGGTCGTCCGAAAAGTGGACACGATAATTAACAGAGTTCTTTCCAAATGGCACCACTTCAACTACAGTATAGATTGCACCACCCTTTTTGTCAAGGAAGATATCACCAGCATTGTGACGCTTAATTGTATTATTCTTTTTAGACATGGTGCCTCACTTCTTGATGGAAGTCAAGTCACAAACGCAAACACCCTTGGCATCCACATAACGTACCGTATAAGGCGCACAGGTAGGCTCACAAGCCTTCTTAGCTTCCTCGTCCTTAATCTGGAGTGCGGTGCAACCAACGCAGGAACCAAGGAACAGGAGAAAGAACGCAAGATCACTCATTTTGTTTGCTCCACCTTAAAAAGTATTCGCGGTATGATTTAGTTTCTTTGATTGACTCTGTTGACCAAGCGTTACCGTCATGGCTAATATAATTGAACCATCTAACCTTGTAAAGCTTTTTTCCAAGGTGATCAGTCTCGTCTGCGAAACCTAAAATAATTCCAAAGTCAAGCACTTCGTTACAATCAGTATCAGTATCCACAAACGCAACCATGTCACCAGTTTTAAGCTTTATCCTTGACAATCAAAGCTCACTTCCTCTTATTTATTGCATCAACTAATGTCAAGCCAATGTCTCTAACCATCTTAACAGTATCGTCTGCCTTGTCAAGCTTTTCCTTGAGCAGGGTCTTAATCTCGTCGTAGGAGGGAGTATCGAACGGATCTATCTTAGCCTGTTCGTTATACTTTGTCAAGTCCTGTCCACAATTAGGGCAGTAATTCATTTTCACTCCTGCACATTCTTGACGATAATGCTGGCATTGCACTCGCAACGCTTATACTTTGTGCTGTAAACGCTGTTAGGATAGCACGCAGTAGCGCATTTGTCAAAGAAATTTTGATCGTTCATCTCTTGCTTCTTGTTATCGCTCACCCACATTGAAAACAGGGCAGCAATCATAACAGAAAATGAAATAACCGCTGCAATAACTGCATTCTCAAATGAAATGCTATCATAGATCCGCTTAAGTGTATTCATTGTATGTCCTTTATCCCCCGAAGTCAAGTAGTGTGTTGTCTAGCAACCCTTGCCTTGTTGCATTTGCGTACAATTCGCGCATTGTATTTATGTATTCGTATTTACAATTCGGTATAACCGTTCCTGTGTCGAACCAGCGAATAGTATATCTTTTTGTTTCTGGTATGTCAACTGGATATTTTGAGTCAACATCAATTATAATGCCCATCCTATACTTATCTTGGACTGGTACATGGGTACACAGAAAGTCACCTATTTGCGGTTCGCTTATCAATTACCTACTCTTTTCTAGCTTGCATCCAAAACCCATGCGAGTATCCGAATAAAGAGAGGGAATCTTGACAATGTTAGGGGGATCACCCTTAACGATCTGGATCATTGGAAGATACTTCGATGCTCTCTTTGCAAGACTAGAAACAAGTCTAGCACGCAAATGCTTTCCTGTAAAGGTATTATTTCTCATTTAGTCTCCAGAGTGTCGAGGCTTGCGTCCACTCTATTATATACTGCTTGGGGCAGGGAGTCAATGCTCCCTGCCCCGGTATTGCTTAGGCACTTGCCGCATCATCGAACATCGAAGGATTAATCTTGCGGAGCCAATCCTCGTCCATAGGGATCGCACCGCTCATCATGTCGGACATTCGCTGAACATCATCCGTAGAGAGGCTAGGAACCTCGCTATCGTCCGCAGAAACGGCATCCTCGTTGGACTCCTCGCCGGTATCACTTGCCGGTGCATCAACCGTCACCGGGGTAACGTCGAGCGTGATACCGTCTGCAAGAACGAAACCACCGTTGCGTCCTCGCTTGCCGGTGATCTTACCGGACTCCTTGAGAGAGTCAAGAACGTCGAGAACATCGTTACCAAACTTACCGATAAGGTGAGTCTTGGGGCAGGGACGCTCATTGCTAGTGTGAAACTCGCGGATCGTAGTCAGCACGTTCGTAGTGTTAAGAGTAGTCATTTATTTTCCTCGTTTCCGCCCATTGGGCTTGTTAGGTCTTGCGTTTGCCTTACTCACTCAGTATATCAAAATCGTTTTCGTTGTCAACCGTTTCTCTATCTTCCTCTACCGATTCCTGTAACTCACCACATTCAGCGCATTGCCAAGTCTCCAATCTGCAAGGGATTGCGATATCGTCCTCTCCCCAACCAACTACAGAGATAACATCCAAAATCTCATATCTGTGATCGTCATCTGCACATTTAGATCTTATCATGTTTCTCCCTTTTGTCAAGCGGCACTCCACTTCTGCACCAACATACGGTGATTATCGGTAGCAATCATCTTATCCGATCCATGCATAAAGTCAAGAACCTTGTTTGTATCTGGATCGTTTGTTACCTTGTCAATCGGATGCACCATGCTCTCAAAACCAATCGCATTGACAGCATTATAGCCAGCATCTTGAGTAATGACAACAAAATTCCCCTTACGGTTCTGGATTGGAGTCCTCAACGTCATATGTCCTCTCCACAAGTTTACCTGCAAACTTGTCTTTGCGGTTGACTAGCTTTAACGAGTTAATGCTATGCTCTCCACTTTCGCCTGTTGCGCTCCAAAGCACGGTGACAAGTCTAGTACCCTTGCCACTATACGAATCGGGATGAGTCTTGTCAAGAACATCAAGCACTATACCAATTCTAGGCTCATTCTTAAATTCTGCTCCCTTGTGGTAAAAGGGATCATGCAACCGCTTGTCATGGAACGGTGAACGCAACATGACAAGATTACCGGCAACAAATGGGACAGGACGCTGCATTTCGTTATATACTGCCAGCTTTCTACGATCATGGCAATAGAGAAAATTCTTCAAAGAGAGGTCGATAAGAAAATTGTTGATTGCGGTTGTATCATCATACTGAACCTGTGTCCAGCTATATCTTGAAGATACAAGCGGATCGTGATAATAAAACCCTCGCCTAACGCAATCCTCATAATAGCTCTTTATCCAAGGATTTGCAACAACATATTCTTGAAACTTTTTATTTGTCTCATCATACTTATCGCAAGCATAGCGAGCATACTGCCACAGCTTCCAAGAATCGTGAATATTCTTAAGATCAAGTTCGCTTATCTTATCAACACCAACACGCTTAGTCAAGTCAATAAGCATGGTAGCACGGTCAATATTCAACCCGTTGTTCCATCTGGGCTTGTAGCCATGTTCACTATACTGCTCAAATTCCTCTGGAATGTCAAAGAAAACTTGCATAGTCTTGTATCGTCTACTCACCCAACTCATTCTTGATATCCTCCTTTGCAAGGTCGTTACGATGCATTCTATCAAATACAAGTTCGACAGTCAAACCATTTTCATTGTTGACAATGGCAGAACGCTTTTTGAAGCCATCATACTTGATCTTGTAGTAATCATCAACAGCATATTTGGTCAACAGATCAACAATGAATTGCTCATCGAAAACAACCTTGACAGTCTCATCGTGAACAATCTGCATTTTAACGCTCCTCGTCATAATCTTCCTGTTCGGGGCAACAAGAGACACAATACGCCGCATCGTGATTGTCGTCAAGCTTAATCCACACTACCTCGTCCTCATGCAAATAGCAACCACAATCATAGCACTTAAGCACGCCCATTATACCCTCTACTCATAGGAAAGAAAAATGCCGATCATCACAGTAAGAATAGCAGTAAGAACCATCATTGTCAACCTCTATTAGTTAAGGAAAATCTTGCCCGATTCAACAAGAGGCTTGACAAAAGCTTCATAATCCGATAATGCCTGCGCCTCGTTGACAAAGTAAGCATAATACTGCTCCTTAGTCCAACCATGCTTATCAAAATTATCTTCAAACAATGCCTTTTCGGCAGCATCCAAAGCCTTTTGGTGAAACTCTGCCATGATATCAATATCAATACGATTAGACATTTGCATCCTCCTCGTCCTCATTGTTAGGTGAACCTTCCAAATTACTTTCTACATAGGAAAGTATATCACTTTCCTCATAATCGTCAAGCACAAAATCAGTAAGACCCCACAAGCAAGACTCAATCTCAACATTGCCATTGTCAATATTAATAGCAAGGTCTAGCGTAATAGTTTGGTTGTTTCTGGTAATGCCCCACTCAAAATCGTAAACTTGATTGTCCTCAAACTTAAATTCGGTTGGCATTAGCTACCTCCTTTGGACCCACATTAATTACTATAGCACAACGAGAGCAAAGATCAACACCGTTAACAATTCTAACACCTACAGGATGAACATCATAATCACAAGCATAGTAGCCATAATCCATTCTTGGATGCGGTGCCTCTGCAAACTCCGAATACTCTACATCATCCTCACACTTAATGCAAGTAAAAATAGGAGGTTCAATCTCGCTTGACATTTTTGCATTCCTCGCAAGAGCAAAAGGTGGGAAGTTTCTGTAGAGCGGTACTTGCCTCTCCGATCATATACAGATCCCCAGTATATGCGCCTCGCAGAAGCTTGTCAACATTTTTCTTGTATGCTTTCGACCAGTCTGCAAGAGTCATGCACCCCCCTTGTCCTCGTTAGGATCATTACTATTAGGGAACATACCAAACTTTTCAAGTCTCATTTCTACAATATCTTTGATGATTTGTAAAGCGTCATCCATTGGAAGATCAACATCTGCTGCAATATCGTAGATCCCATTTAGTGTATCAATTTCGCTGTTCAAGTCAAGCTTGATCGGATAATCCACTATGCCTTCCCCTTGTGGTTTTCGTTACCCTTGAAGGTTGCCACAGTCTCAAACTTGATACCGGGAGTCTTGGAGAGCATACCCATTTGGCAGGATTTGCCCTTGTAAAGCCCACTATTATTCTTCCAGAATGCAAGGTAGGCTTCGCGGTCTGCACCGTTCTTAAACTTAAGAACCTGCACGCTGCCCTGCTTGCCCTCTCCCGCCGAAACACCAGCATAGCGTACCACAGTCTCCTCACTACAGTCAACGCAATTCGTTGCAAGACCACCAACCCTACGCTTGGCAGGGGAGCGAGGATCAAACTCTACACCGCATTCAACGCAAGTACGCATGATAACACCTTTTATTTTTTAGTCAATGATTTGTTAAATTTCTTGATCCAAGTTTCTGCCGCTTGCTCTGCGAATTTCTTTGCTTTTGCCAAGTCAACATGATTTCTTGGATAGAGAGTGCCAATATACTCCCTTGAAACCTTAATGTCAACCGCTGTTAGCCAAAGAGGATCATCGCTATAGCCAACATCATACACTTGCCAAACCTGCAATTCAACCATCCCAAGTTTAGCACAATGTCCACCTCTACCGTCTTTCTTCCACTTCCAAGCAAGTTTCTTCATGTTACCCTCAAAATAATTACAATGCAAGGCGTGTTTTTACACCAAAGAGAACCGGCTCATGCTTCGCTTTTTATCGGTTTGCCACTATTCTGGTTCACATGAACGGGCTAGTGTCCTATCCCCCAACCACAGCGACCTACGCTAGATTGCAGTTACCCTATCAGCTTTTTCTCGCATAGTCAAGTGAATAAAAGAGTTTCTAAACTACGCTTTCGGGAGCGTTAGCATTCCGCCTCTTAACGAGATTTCTAGCTGCACTTGTGGATTTTGTCTCACTCTTTAAAAGATGGCTACCTTTAAGCCTACTTCCCTCGCATTGTAACACGATTGGTGGGCAAGGTGGGAGTCGAACCCACAATGTCTAAGGTGACGCCGGAGTTTGAAGCCGGTGGATATGCCAATTCTCCTACTCGCCCGAAAAGTTGGTGGGGAAAGTCGGAATCGAACCGACAAGGGATTGCTCCCGGCAGATTTTAAGTCTGCTGTGTTTACCTATTTCACCATATCCCCATTAAACTCATTCTACCATAGATCTATTTACTTTTTCAACTTCTTTGTATTTTTAGTTAGGTTGTCGAACATCGTTGCTACCGGCAACCCTTTCAACCAATCATCGTACATTTTCTTCATCTTGTCAATACCTTGTTCAAGGTGCCATACTTCCTCACCTGTTTCCATGTGTTTGACAAGGTACATCGTTGGGGCTTCGATCTCTCGCAATTCTACAGCAATTACAACACCAAGTCCACTCATAAAACCATAGACTAGATCTCCAATTTTGTGCTTGGTGCCTTCCTCATTCACCCATCATACTCCTCTACGGTTGAAGTGTCAATAATACTTGCAAGGTTATTTGCACCTCTACGCATATAATCAGTACCGCCATCCGTAAAGATTTCACCACACTTGCACTTGACAAAATCGTGACGATGCTTGCTCACAATCTCGTCACCACACTTTGCACACTTGCAACTATTACGGATTATACGGTAATTCTTCGACATTTTCAACCTTTTTGTAGTCCTTGAACATATCTTCATGGCAATGATCTTTATCGTTCATAACAAAACTATAGAAATAATAAGGATAACGAGAGTCATTTTCAATGTCAAGAATAATCAATAAATCCCCGTAGTATTCATCTTCCTCGTTGATGTTGACAAGCATATCACCAATGTTGTATCTTGTCAAATCTTTTCTATGCTCGCCCATGTATAACCACCATCCTCCTGTGGTGAGTCAAACCATTTGACAATATAATAAAAATTGTCATAGTGAACAACTATACCATAAGGTTGTGGATGCTCCAAATTATTCCATGTTGACATTTTGACAAACTCGCCAACATCAAAAGTTTTCTCTCTCCGCATTAGTTATCAACCTCAAACTTTTATTGGAGTGGAATCCATTACGGTTCATACTCTGCCAGAACACTTCAAAAATGTCAAGACCATTATCATTATGAATCTGGACAATAGTACCGGGACCAACAAATAGTGGATGCGTTACAATACTACCAATTGCAAACATGGTGCCTCCGACTAGAATCGAACTAGTAATTCATCATTACAAGGGATGAGTTATACCATTTAACTACAGAGGCGTCAAGAACAAATTGGTGTTGAGCCTTCGTATGGGATTTGAACCCATATTAACGATGCCTCGTTATCCTGCCGGTTAGATCAACGAAGGCTCAAATTGGTGACTCCAACCAGATTTGAACTGGTGTAATAGCCTTGAAAGGGCTATGTCCTAACCGCTAGACGATGGAGCCTTAAAATTGGTAGGGAGTGTCGGACTCGAACCGACCACCAAAGGATTAAAAGTCCTTTGCTCTACCTGATGAGCTAACTCCCCATGCTTTCTAACTCATGTATCTCTCTATGACAGTTTGCACAGACTAAGATACATTTGTCAATTTCTTTTTTTATTGCTTCCCAAGATCGTGTTAAACCTTTATGGCTTATGCCAAAATCTTTATGCTGTGGTTCTATGTGATGAAAGTCGAGAGCAGATATACACTTATTATACCCACATTTCTGGCATTGTCCACCTTTATGTTCCACCGCCATTTGCTTTAACATATCTCTGCGTTTTTGCACTTGATAACTTCTACATTTCGTACAACGGTAATACCCTCTACCCTCTAGGACGAATGGCACATTACCATGCTTCTTGCAATCTCTGTTTTCATAATTTGGCATAACAACACCTCCTATGCCTAAATAGTACCACAGATTACAAAAAGACTTAAAAATTGGCTGGACGGGCTGGAGTCGAACCAGCGATAGGAAAATTAACAGTTTTCTGCCTTGCCTCTTGGCTACCGTCCAACTATATCATACTCACTCTAAATTACAACTTGAATCTAGTGGAGCAGGTTCTTTAAAATGGGTTCCATTCCACTCCCCGCTTTTCGGTAGTGATACCCTTATCGTATCACATGATAGCTGCATTTCAACACAATTCGGTACAAGCCCATTTAGTTTTGGATAGCACTCGCACACAAGTAAATGTCACCTAGCAGTAACGCAAGGACTCGTTTTCGGTCTAAACACTATCCTCAAGACAGCAATGCCCTACCAGACGTTTAACAGCAGCTTTAAACGTACCTCATATGTATTACCTAACTAGATTCAAGACATTATACACTCTTTATGTACCAAGGCAAGGGGAACTTTCTTCACATTTCCCTTGCTAGACGCCCTATTATAATTCTCCCCTGTATACGGGACGGTGATCGAAGCGCCATACATCACCTAATTAATAATTTCCTGCCTTGGTTTCTTGGTTAACTTACTATAAACTATCATCGTACTCCTGTCAACAAAATTGGCGATCTGGGAGGGAATCGAACCCCCAACCTAAGAGGTAGAAGCTCTTTGCTCTATCCAATTGAGCTACCAGACCGCAAAAGATGTACCACAGATATTGGAACTTGTCAACGAAATCTACTCGTTGGGCGTGTACGGTGACGATGCGCGAGGAGGAACCGTAGGACGCCTCTGTAGGTACAATTGGTGCGCCCGCTAGGAGTCGAACCTAGTCTAGGCGGTCATCTACCGCAAAGCGATTATAAGTCGCTCTCGCAATCCGATGCACGGGCGCGTTAACTTTGTATATCGTACCACAAACCACTTAATTGTCAACGATCAACTTACAGAGAGAGTCTAACACTTTTTCTTGACCATGTTAAGTTTTCGATGGACTGTTTATCTCTCTCATTTAAGTTACTTTATCATACTCAAACGCTCTTTGCAACTACCTTCCCGATCACGCTATTCCAGTTAAAGACACGGTAGCCTTTCTTCTGGACATCCCAGACAAGCTCCTTGCCTACAGGATACTCCACAACCTTTCGCTTGTCAACCTTAGACTTTGGAAGATCGTTCAGTCGAGCAAACTTAATCTTGCGTTTCGTTCCATCATCTTTACGATATGTTGCCTCAAACAAAACCATTTGTCAATCTCCTTTTTATGAATTTATCTTAACACACTACCGGCAGGAGTTCAAGCACTTTCTGTCGGTGTCCGGTCATTTTATCTCCAATTAAAAGATGATACCACCATTATCGGTTGGCTCACTTGCAAGCTTATCATAATCCTTCTGCCTTGCAAGTGCAATCTTATACTCGTCAACCATAAGGGATTGACCGGATTCCACAAAATAAACCTTGTAAATCTTGTTGCCTCGCACGGCACGCTCAACGTATGGCATCACTTCAAGAATTGTGCCAATGCCAGTCATTGCATAATGACTGTGCATGGAACGAGTGCGTACATTATCTCCAATGTTAAACTTAGGCTTTGCCCTGTAGCCATCAATCAAGATCTTAGCATACTTGTTCTCACAAATGCTACGATATTCGGCAGGAGTGGGAACGTAGCCACTATCCTTGGCTACCTTGGAAACGATGTTGACAAAGTAGCTGGTTCGCCGGTAATAGTCAACAGCAACTTTAAAGTTTTCCTTCTTGTCCGAATTGTGATAGTCGTTATACCAATCATTATTGCAATCGGTATAATTCTTGCTAATCCGCTCAAGGGCAATAAACTGCCCATTAGTCAAGAAATTCTTGTTGCGATAATAGGAATCAATGGAAGAAAGAAACCCATCCTTGGTGCGCTGATCAACATGGGGATTGTCAATAAGCTTCTTGATCATCGCAGGAATTTCGGGATTAGTAACCTTGTCCATGTTTTTCCTCCGTTAAGGTGGGTGACGGTAGAGACATTCTACCGTCACCCTTGTCCTTAGTCAACAGAAATTACACGCTCATGCGTCTTGAAGTACGGTGCCTCCATGTTTTCACGATCAGTCATCCACAAGCGAGGAACCGTGCAAGCAATGGGCTTAGGTGCCTGTAGATCGGTCAACACGATAAGACCGTCATAAGTACCCTTGTCATTGACATACTTCGTAGGAGCATCGAAGCAAGTCCCGCCGCACATAACACGCTCTGCGGCATGACGAGTACCCCGCTTCCACTCATAGATCTTATCAGTACCAACGCGAGTGTCAAACGGAATCACCGTGAAGGTAGCAAGCTTGGCAAGATCGTCAAGTGCAGAAAAAAACTTGACAAGCATAACGTCACTAACGCTACCGGACTGATCGACGGCAATGGCAATATTAGCACGCCTCTCGACCTTGCTACCAGCATGAATATACGGAAAACGCTTGTTAAGACGGCGAACCGTATTAGTCTTGTTGGCACGCTGCGAAGTCTTGATAAAGTACCTCAAAACATTCTTCCAGTCAACCCTAGTCCGCATACGCTCGATAATTTCCTTCTGCATATCGGCAGGGATCGTACCCCAACCCTTTCGGGCAGAGTCGTCATGGGCTTCCTTAAGCATCTCCTTAAGACGCTGCTTGGCAAGCTCCTTGACTTCCTCGCTCAATTGACCATCCTCGCCCCAACCGGAGTGATCATCAAACGAGTCCCCGAAACCCTCGCCCTCGCCTTCACCATCACCCTTGTCATTCTGGGGAAGGTTAGCATAATACCATTCGCTCGTCTTGTAAAGCGGAAGATCCTTGAACGGACCCTTGCCGGGAATACAAGCCATATCGGGAAGTTCGTCCGCAAGGTAGGAATTAATTGCAAGATCGGTTGCAATATTCCAACGCTTGTTCATCTTCTTGCCACTACCATCCTCTGCATCGGGCAGACGAGTGGTAACGTGATCGAAAGCAATGTGATAAAACTCATGCTTAAGAACACCCAGACGATGCTTAGGCTCCAGTTTAGCAAAGAAATTAGGATTGTAAATCATTTCAAAATAGCCAGACTCGTTGATGCGAACACCAGCGGTAGGAATTGCCGTACTGCTAATCTTCTCCATGTTACGCGAGAGAGCAGCAAAGAACGGTTCCTTGTCAAGCAGCGAAAGAATGTGGTAGTTAAGATCGAATCCGTTGCTCATGTCGAACCTCCTTGAAGTAACTATATCAGTATTTCGTTTTTTGTAAAGAGGAAAGAGAGGGGAAGCACCATTACTTCCCGCTCTCTCACTCTTTGCATCTTAGCCTATCGGTTACGCCTTGTCAACCGTGACCTTCTTGCCGGTCATAATCTCGACAAGGTGATGGTTAACCGACTTACCCTTGTAGGTGGACTTGTTCATAATCGGAATGTTCTTGACATTGCCGATACCCTGCTTGGCAAGCGAGTTCCAAAACTTCATGGCAGGCTCGCTAGGCATGGTGATGAACAGACGAGTGGCATTCTTAGCGATAGCATCGGTAAACTCGTTCTTAAGGATACCGTGAGCGGTCACCTTGTCAACGAATGCAGTATAGTCGTTGATCGTCCAACCGTCAAGCTTCTTGAAGTCACCATCAACCATGACATCCTCGACGGTAACCTGCTTCTGGTACTTGTCTGCGAAGTCACGCAGGGCAACCGCAGCTTCAACGCCAACGAACGCATTAGCAACCTCAAACACCATCGAAAGGTTGCCCGCCTTGTTCTTGTCATCGAAGTCAAGCAGACTCGACACGCTAAGACACTCATTCAGTCGGAACCAAGAACGACGCGAAGGGTACACCTTGTTAGGCTCAAACTCACCCTTATGCTCAAGGTGCGGACGGTTCTGGTTGATGAAGTCCCAGACGATAGAATGCACCTTTCCCTTAGAGTAGTCAAGCCAATCCTCAACGCTAGGCTCAACATCGAACACGGTCCAACGATCCAATTCGGCAGGGTCCATCTCACCGACCTGATACTGCGAACCGTGCGTGCCTCCATTCACGGCAGCAAAGATAAGGGTCTTAGGGTGAAGGTGCCAACCGTTAAGCTTACGCGAGTCGGTAAGCTCAAAGATACCCTGTCGAACCTCGTTCACCGCACGGTCAACCTCGTCCAGAAAGAGGACAACAGGCTTATCACAAGCGGTCTTGTACCAATCGGGAGGGTTCCACTTGGTAGTCCCCCCATCAAGGCTAGGCAGACCGATAAGATCACCCTCAGTCATCTGCGAGGCTCGACGCTCGACAACCGGCAGCGGACCCGAATAGATATCGGGCAGCGTGTTGTGGACGTTACCAGCAAACTGGTAAACAGTCTCGCTCTTGCCGGTACCATGCTTGCCCCGAAGCAGAATGGGCTTCTTAACGCGAGCGATGAGCGGAGCAACCTTGTTGAACGTCTTGAAATCAATAGCCATTTCGTACTCTCCTTGTCTTGCGGTTTTGACGTTGGCACCATGCCGCCGTCGATGAAGTTAGATTACCAAACTACCTGCTTGCCGTCAACTACTTTTTCTTGCTACGCACCGAATCAGCAATGTTATCTGGAATGCTGGTCACGGTTTCAACATCGGTCAAGTACCGATCTTCAAAGATATTACCACTACCATTTGCAGGAGTCAACATATTTGCAATAAAATCCGGGTGGAATGCATAGTTATTTTCGTTGCCAATACTATCTCGCCACTTGATCAGCATATAACCAGCAGATCCTAACATATCTCGCGTTGCGATGGAAGCAATAACTTTCTTATTGCGGACTGAAGAATGTGCCTCAAACTGCAATTCCCCACTATAAGTAAGATCATCTGTCTTGGTGATCACAAGAGTATCAAGAGAATCGGAACTAGTCAAGTCATAATAGCTTGACCGCATCCAGCTAGGAATCTCATAAGAAAGCACGGTACCGACACCGAAACCATGCCGCTTATACATATCATTAATTGCCGCTCGACGCAACAGCTCATCACGCTTAAACTTGGCAAGCGCATTCTTGCGAGCATCGCAGGATGCACGATTATGACCAGTATTGGCACAATAATTGCAACGCCGATTCTTAGCCATCTGTGCATACCGCTGCTTAACACTTTCGGGCGCACTAGGACAATTACGCCTAGTGTGACCATAGCTAAGACAATAACGACACAGCGGTTCCCTACGCCAACCCATCACGCACCTCCATGAACAGACATTAACAGATTAAAGAATACCGTGCAACCTTTTCTTTTTCGCTCCCCGAAACAGGAAGGACAATATACACGCACCCTCCCCCCGTGTCAACTTGCGCTTTTTGCTTGACGGGCGGCGGCTGTTGTGGTATACTATAAGGTTATTGTCCGGTATATGGCGGCTGCGCCAGACCCTATTCCACCGATTACACTATATCATATCTGGAGTTTCGGTCAAGCGGGAAATTGATAGTTCTATATCTGTAATTAGGATCGCTGTAGTCTGTGTCCTGTGCAGAACACAACGCCGCAAACTCTCAAAACTCTTAATGAATTTGGCTACTACGAAAACAGGATATCGACCCGAAAGATTCCTGTTGACACAGAATTTTTTTCATGGTATACTGGAAGATTTCGTTTTTTTCAAGAGTGTCGGCTACGAAACTCTATGGATGGGAGATATAGTTTTAGGGTATTTTTATATTCGCTTTCAGCCAGTTTTTCCAAAAATCTAGAATATCTTTTGTTTCATAAATTTTTATAATGTTTTTTGCATTTATAAAATTCTTTTTAAACATTGTACAGTTCATATTAAATTTTTTAGGTTCATCTGAACCGCTTGTAAAAAACATAACACTTACTGTTTTATTCTTATCATTAAGATCTTCCAGCAATAAAGCATAATCAATGCTGGATACCATAACAAATAAATTCTTATCAGAAGTTTTATCCTTATATTCAATAGCTGAGAATTTTAATCCTTTGCTAACAAATTGATTTTTATTCAAAAGATTATTTATCTTGCTGCTGAATAGTTCCGTTACTGAATCGTAGGTTATTTCTTTATCATTGCCTAATGACTTTTTAACATTCTTAAAGAATCTTTTTTCTTCTTCAAAACGACAACCTGTTATAAAATAATGAGCTACTTCTCCCAAGTCATCATATGATTGGGGATCGCCATTATAATATATATCACCAGTTTTATACGCGCACACGCGAAGCTCTTTTCTCAAATTTTTCAGACACCCCCCACCCCCCTACTACCCCGGTACTACTGCATCAATTTTCCTACTTTGTCTATATGATCTATACTTCCTACATCAGTTTCACCAGATTGCCATAAGGGTGTATCACACAACCACATTATATTGTAGTCAAAACTATTGAGTACATTAAGTATAACGCATGGGAAGTCTATTCCTTTTGCTATACCAGACCCCGGTAGTAGTACAAACTCTCCACCTTTAAACTTTGGTTCACCTCTGAACCTCTTTATTCTCTTGAGTTTCTTGGCTTTCGGGCTTTTCATATCTTTCCTCCATCTCTTTAGAGAAACTTTCAAAGTCTAGTTTGTGATGTTTTACCATCTGCTCCAAGACTTCCATCTTTTTCTTTATATAGAAAAGCTCTCTTAAAGTGTTTATATCTATGTCATCTATTTCAGATAAGAGTATAGAATAGAACTGCTCCTCTGTCAACTTTTTTTTCTTCTTTGATTCTTTTGTATCCATATACCTTGGCTCATTATTATTTTGGTAATGATCAAAGTGATTCCATAAATCTTTCTTAAATCTCTCAACGCCTTTTCTTGATAGAGTATTGTACCAAGTTTTTCTTTTAAGCTTTCTGTAATAATACTTTCTGGTAGACACACTATATTGTGCTAGCTCATCATCAGCAATCTCTATTGCTTCGTCACCAGCGATACCCTCTCTATAAATACCAATATGAGGAAGCTTGGCATAACCAAGCTTTGCCATACCAAATAAGTCTTTACTTGAGTACAGCATTGTTTTTCTCACAATTATCACACATGCACTTTAACCAATAACCATTTTTTCTTCTAACTGAAGAATTGGGCGAACCACAAGTTTCACAAGTTACTTTAGATATAGATTCATACTTTGCAATAATCTTATCAAGCTCCTCATACTTTTCTGGTTCTTCCATAAAAAAAGTATTTGATTCAAGATAAAATCTAAGTCCACCAAACTTTTCTTTCATTTGCGCCACATAAGGTAGATCTGGTAGACTAGACCACTTATCATATTTCTCATAAATTTCTGAGCTTAGGTTGGCTACAAGTTCGTACCAACCCTCATCAAACTCAGGCCAAATATTTTTCTTATAAAGCTTAGGATATTTAGATCTAAGATCATCCACGAATTTAACTTGTTTGTCCATAGTAAACCTCCAAAACAAAAAGGCACCCCCGAAGGGATGCCTAGATGTTAACATATCAACTTATGTTTGTAAAGCCTAGCGGGCGCGAACCTCTAGCTCTCTCTCAAGAAATGAGAGTAGTGAGCGAGCTTCAGATAGTGTTAGCTCCATAGCGTTCCTTGAACCGCCACGACCACGGTAAACAGTTACATTGCTTGTACCACCATGACGGGTATCTTCGCGGCGGATGCTAAATCCAACACGTTGTAGCTTGCGATTTGATTCGTAGCTTCCATCATGGTCTGCTGGGCGAAAAATAGTACGGTTTGGATCACGACCAGTAGCCTTACGAGTTGTCTTAGTGTTACGCTTTGAGTTACGAGTTGACATTTGATCTCCTTGCCTTTCGGCTTGTTAGTGGCTCATCGCCAGTTTTATACATCTTACCACACTTGAATAACTTGTTAAGTACTTTCTTTTACCACTTTATACTCACCAGACTGCATATAATTTTGTATTTTATCAAGCAAATAAATATAATCTTCTAAGCTATCTCTATTATTATCGTCTTTAATAAAGGTATAGCTAATGATACATTTATCGCTAGTTGTTTCAACCGTTATAGTAGCGATATTGTCTCTTGTTAAGATTATTTTACTCATTAGATTCTTTCTGGGGAATCAGACCAATAAACTTTTACATAATATGGGATTCTTGAAGTAACCCATCCTTGCATTTCTTTTTCATTTGGGAATTCTACAAGGAAATCTTTTTCGTCGTAGACTCTCCAAACTCCAACATCTCTCAAAATATCAGTCTTGTTAAATACAACTTTATTTACACCATTAATATTAATGGCTTTGATAAGATCATTCATTTTGATCCAATTACATTGACGGGGACGACCAGTAGTGGCACCATATTCCATGCCTTTTTCACGAATCTCTTTAAATACTTCTTCATCTGGTTCAAACTTCTTTAGTCCAACATATGTTTCATAAGCCTTTGCAACGCCCCAAATATTTCTGATCTTCTGTGGTGGAACACCATTGCCGATTGCAGCAGCAACAGTGCATCCACTACTAGTAACATAAGGATAGTCTCCCCAGTCAATATCAAGTCCAAAGCCCTGCGCCCCTTCAAAAAGAATTCTACAATTTTCTCTAGAAGAGTGCAATTCCTCATACATATCAATTAGATATGGCTCTAAGGCTTTTACTTGTTCCGCTCGTAAGCCCTTACGCCAGTGCTTGTCACGATAGGCTTGACCGACTCCACGTTTTGTTGTCCCGATAGTGTTATCTTGTCGATCCTCCATAATGTGTTCATCGGTGATGATATGAGCATTTCGTGCAATAAATACCAAGCCCTGACACCTGATACCACCATTTTCTAACTCCTCCATTTCCTGAAAGAAATGGTCCACGTTTAAAACACAACCGGGACCGATAATACTTTTAATCCCGTAGAACACGCCACTAGGGATAGAGTGGGTAATAAACTTCTTCCCCTCATGGTAAATAGTATGACCGGCATTATTGCCGCCGTTGTATCTAACTACATGAGTATAGTTTTCTTTCTTGCATAATTGATGTGTAACTTTGCCCTTACCAGAATCACCATAAGCTAAATCTACGACTACATCAGCATACTCAATCATATTATCCTCTATTCATCATCCTCTGGGATGTCATCATCGTTATATTCTTCTAGTTGATCTTCGATTGGATAATCTTCATCGTCCTCTTCATAATAGTTTTCATTTAAAAGCTTTTTTGAATCACTCCAATACATAAGCTCTTCTTCAGCTTCAGCAATAATGCTTTCAATCTCCTCTTGATGGTCTTCATCAATAAGATCTAGCATTTCTTCATACTTCTCTCTTGCTTCTTCAACTGAAATCTTATTTCTTTGTAGAGAACGGCAAATCGTACACATTAACAAACCTCCATTGAGTAAGTGTATACCAGATAGTTTTTAAGTTGTAAAGTGTTTTATCTTCTAAAATAGACTTTTATTTTAGATTCTTTGAGAGATTCCTTTTGCTTCAGTTCTGATTTAGGAAGATGCTCTAGTCTATGTAGAAATGCATAGTACCATTTTTCAGGTAGCGTTACAACTCCATCTTCTTTTCGCTCAACATTATCTAGAGTTCTTGAAGTTAATCTATCATAATCAAATAAAAAATTTTTTCCATCTAAATCAACATAAAATTTATATAATTTTTTATTAACTTCATCTTTATACTTTGCTAAATCTTTAATCTCTTCATATCTTTCAAAAGCAAAATCTATTACACCATATTCTTTTACTAGATCATAGACCATAGAACCCGGAATAACATCATCATCTTGATTCTTTGTGTCCTTTATGGACCTTAAAGATTCTAGGAACTCTGGCGGGAAGCTTCTATCGTCCGTATCAAAATGTGGTAATTCGTTTAAAGGCTTCATTTTATTCCAAAGTTAATAGATATTTTAGCTTGTTGAGTGTTTGTAACATTTCATCTCTAATGTTCAAAAGGTCAGTATCTTTATCGCCAGATAATTGAGCACCCAAACCAATTAGATAATCAATTGAAGAATTAATAAACTCTTTAACGCTTGTATCGCTTAGATTTGTTAATTCAATTGATTCTTTAACCAATTCAAATCTGCCATATTTGCCCATATGGACCTCTACAAATGAATCAATTAGATCTGATAAATCATCATAGGCTTCACCATAAGCCTTATGTCTAGCATATGATTTTGTTTGCCAATGAAAGATTCTTAATTGTTGTTGAATTCTTAGTAGATCATTAATATAAGTTTCCATGTAAAACTCCTAAATGTCTATAACTGTAAATACTGGATTTGCATCACGGCTTGTGGTTTTAAAAATTGCAAAATTTCCAATATGTAAATCACCTGTCCTATCGCCAGCCTCTTCAAAATCTAACAACATTTTTATAATTTCATTTGCTTCATTCCGCGTTATTACTTTTGGTATTCCGATTGATTTTAATGATTCCATAGTTCTAGTTAAGGTAGCTTTTCTGTCGCCTCTATAAGTATGATAATTCGCTTGAAAGGCGTTAAGAATCTCATAAAATTCGTTGGATGCTTTATTTGAATCTCTACTGGTATCTTCTATGTGGGTAGTAAACGGAACCACTTCAGGAGTAACTACCCAATATAATTTATCATTCCAGCTACTAATTTCGTTAGCGGCTATCAAACTAGATAAATCTACCTCACCATAATCCATAGCCGGGAAAGTATTTTCAGATGCTTTTCCGCTATGAAGCCGATCTATTAATTTTTTATACCAATCAAAATCGTTATTGTACGTACCAGTAAAAAATTTAATATAATAATCGTTGCTTAATTTGTATAGCTCGCCTTGAGTTCCATAAGTTATTTCTTTGGTGATGGTTGTATTCTTTAGGATAGGAATTTCTGAAATTATTTTTTTAATTGAATCTTCTCTCGTAGCTGATCGGAATCTAATCCCAGCATTCTCAAAGGCATCTTTTATCACACTACTTCTGCCCATACCGGCAACAATATCAAAACCTTTTAATTTTGCTTTAGAAAGCAAATCAGCATTTTTTTCTAAAGCTTTTGGATCAGAAATATCATCACCAACTTCTTTTGTATATTGTATTGGTTTTTTTGGTATAGCAAAATAATTTGCTTCATCTAAAACTTTTTCTACATGATGTGTTACGACTTTTGTTTGATCCTGTGTTAGAGCAGATTCAAATTCTTGTAGATGTTCTGCTTTATCATCCCAAATTTCTATCAATGAAATCTTAGGATATTCCTGTAATACTTTTTTAATTTGTTTAATTTTAAAGTCTACAGTATCATTACCAGAATCATTTAATTTGACAAGATTAAATTCTAATCCCTGTTGTTCAAGAAGATCTGCCACTCTATCACCAAAGTTTTTTTCTAGTCTACCAGATAGCATCATTGAAAATGTTTTTTTATTATCAATCGCTTCTCTTGCAGCTGTTATTGTATCTTTGAACCAGTAACTTAAATCTGGGTTTTCTTCAACATTTGGTTCGGCTAATGATTCTTTGCTAGCCCACCAATTTCCTTTGTACCCTTTGGGTTTTTCTGGGCTTCTAAAAAGAGTACCATCAAAATCAAAAACAGTCAAACGTATAACCATGTTTTCGTTGGGATTTTGTGCTTCTCCTAAAACATATCTACTCCAAAACTTTTTATAGTTTGGTTGTTCTTTTTGATCTGTTTTTGACTTTAAAAATTTTCTAAATGAATTCATTTTATTTCTTTTTAAGCGTTTGATATTCCATATAGTCTGTAACTGATTTAATCATTGAATTAGCAATTGCAATCTTTTCTTGTACCCAAGGTTCTAGGTTAGTATCATCTTCAAGAATATTGTGCAACATTGTAGCATTTTTAGCTAAATGATATAAATTGCTTTTTGACATTTCACCTTCATAATCAAGCTCTACGTCTTGAAGACCACCAGATTCCATTTCTTCTGGTTGCATTTCTGAGTCAAAGTCTGCGTCAATAACTTCCATTTCACCATGACTTGGATGCCCACAACCACCTTCACACATATCGCCTTCGTGAACGGTGTAAGGATTATCACCCATTGTATGATGCATTTCTTGCAGGATCATTTTTTTTAAAAGTTTATCGTTTAGGTTTTTCATATTTAGCTCCCTACTTTAGCATTTGTTTTATGGTTTTTAAAGTATCTTGAACAGTTTTTAAATCTGTGCTTTTTAAAGCAGTATCGACTAAAGTATTTATTGTTTTTATTTTTTCAGGCGTTAATTGAGTAACGACAGTAGTTGTCATAGTTGGAGAAAGACTAGTAGGAGGAGCTAATTCCTCTTTAAGTTTAATCTGTTCTAAGATTAATTTTTCTAATTGTTTATTATTAATTTTCATTTGTTTCCTCTAAAGCACTTGGTCCAAATGGCCCGAATCTTTCACCCCTTGCTACTGCACCTTGACCTTTATGTTTCTTAGCATTCTTTTTAAAACCACTCGCTCTTCCAAATGATTTATTTAAAAAAGCATCTTGTTTTTTAGCTGCTGCAACGCTAAGAACCTCTTCTATCTCTTTCATCTTTTCTTCTGTTTCTTTTATTTCTTTTTCGTACTTCTTATTTAGTATAGTTGTAATATCTTTTGACTTATTTTGTTGCTCTTTTGCCCATTCTTTATCTATGCTATTGTTAGGTCTACGTTTAGCTCGCCTTGCTCTTTTTTTTGCACGTTCTTGCCAATATTTTGATAATTTTATTTTAGATTCTTGTAAATAGTCTTCTTCTTCAGAAAAATCTGATCCTTGTTCAAGCGCAACATATAAACCTTTTTCTTGAAGATCGCTTCCAAGTTCTTTTAATTTTGCAGATATCTTAGGATCTTTTTTTAGCGAATGATAAATTCTTGTACCATGATCTAGATACTTATATTTTATCATATTTATGAGATCGGTAATTTTTTCTGCTTTTTCTTCATTTCCTTCTTCTTCAGCATCCGCTTTGCTTTGAAAAAATGTTTGAAAATCAGATGCACCATTTATTATCGAATCGAGAACTTTAATAAAACTTATTTTATTCCCACGGCTATGAGCTAATCTTTTTACTATTTTCATGGCTTGGCCTACATAAGCCTCAGTTTCATCTCTGTCCATTAAGTAATTAAAATCTTCTTTTTGTTTGTCGGTTAAAAAACGATAAGGAGATTTATCTTCTATATTTGCAAGACCTCTTGTAAAGTCCTGAGTTAAATGAAATGATTCATGATAAAATAAATCAGCTACCGCACCATGAAAATATTTATAATATTTTTCTAAATCATTAAAGCTTTGTACCTGTGAATCAATTTCAATTTCTAAATTAATATCGCCTTTATTAAAGGTATAAGAAACACCACCGTATTCTCTTGAACTATTATTACTGGGGAAATATCTAGCGCCTATTAATCTTATTAGGACTCCTTCATTGTCGGACAATCCATCAATTTTTTCAATAGTGACGGAAACTTCATTTATCTTTTGTATAAATTCATTATCAATTTTATTAGCAAATCTATCGCTACGAAATACTAAACTATCTCTTAAGATTTGTTCTGGATTTCTTTTAAAGAAATTTAATAAAAATTCAGCAAATTGATTGGAGATTTTATTTCTCCAAGCGTTTTTACTTCTTGCTTCATTTATTAATATTTTAATCATAGTTTTATAATCTTCTTGCGAATAAAGTATTTGCTGCTTTAACTAATTGTTTGATAAAGTCTTCTTTATTTGTTATTATAGGTTTTCCTTTTGCATCACGTTGGTTTAACTTATCATCTGCTTTTGATATTAAATATTCAACTTGTTTAATTAGTTTCGGACTTCTGTAAGCTTTGTTTATGAAATTTTCAGAATCAATTTTATTGATTTCACAGTCATCAATGATTGGTGGCGTTTCTTCGTAACCATCTAATTTTGTTAATTTATAATTTTTTCCTTTATATTTAACTTGAAATCCTGTTTGCACTTCTGATTCTGGTTCTCTTTCTAAACTACTCCAAACTCTTTTTGCAGAATCACTAACGCTTCTTCTATCGGGCATCATAGATGCGCCCCCATCAGTATTATAAACATAAGCCATTGCAAGCTTATACATCATTTTACCAATTCCTTTACCTTCATATTTTTGCTGAATTGAGCTTCCATTAACGTTATATGCGTCTAAACATGGTCCCATATTAGCAGAAGATCCTTTTTGTAATTCTAAAGAACCAATTAGAAAAGGTTTAGAAGATTCAAGAAATTCTTTAGCAGAGTAACTATCTGTTTTCGGAAATTGTGATAAGTCAACTAATATAAATTTTATGTCGTTACCTTTATCGATTATGATACCATAGTCGAGATTATTATTTTCTACTTGTTCTTTTATAATAACCCTAATCATTTACCACTTCCTACAACTCCAATATCTAGCTTTAGTTCTTGGACCGGGATTGTCACAGTTATGCCTTGCGCGAAATGATTTACGACGTTTTGGATTGCTCTTTTTAATTTTCATATTTGGATCACCGAAATTAACTTTTTTAATATTTCCGGTGACAGGATCACGAACATACACTTTGAATTTTTTAACATCACCACGCATTGGCTTGCCCAAAGGTACTGATCTTCCTTGGTATTTTGCTTCTTCTAGTTTATCTGGGCATCCACAAGTTAGGTCTTCGTATAAACAAGCTTCACAAACTAGTGTACCGTCTTCCAAAACAGCAGAGTCGTCACCGATCTCTTCAACAATGAGGTGTTCTTGAATGCTCTCTTGGACGATTTTTTTAATTTCTGTATCTGTGAATTTCATTTTCTATTCCTCTTTTTTCTTTTTTGACTTCCAAGAAACTCTCATGGAGCTTTTCTTTCTTCTCATGCCTGCTCTGGTGCATGCTGATGGTGTTGGTCGGCAAGCAGGATATTTGCTTCGTTGTTCGCCGCTTTGTCTACCGCATGTTTTACAAGTTTTACGACCAGTTTTAGGATTGGTTCGGCAAGTATTGCAATCGACCCAACCTCTACCCTTTTTACCACCAGCACGGGCAAACCAACCATGTAACCCTTGTGATTTTTCTCTGTCAAAAGTTCCTTCTTGTAGAATAATTTCTAAATCTTCTAAAGAAATGGATTCATTGTTTTTTTCTTTGCCATCGCAATAGGCACGCTCACTAAACCCATTTGGATGATCACAATCAATACTTTCCTTACGCTTGTCAGACCACCCTTCACCTTCTTCTATATCTTGCCCTTCTTTCATCTTGACTCTTGATTTTTTTCTACCGACTTTACCCCTTCGGCATCGAACGATGAAACCGGAAGCGTATGCGCTTGGAAATACATCATATTTTTGTTTAGCTAGATGGTAACAGCGATCTTTCTTTTCGTATATTAATTCTTCAAAAAGTAAATCCTCATCTAATTCTAATTCTTCTTCTGCGTTAGACTGGGCTGGATAAGCTCTGTTAGGGGTTTTATCATAAATATCATCACCAGATACGATATTACCTAGAGGATTATTCATCTTATAAGTTGGCATCTGTGTACCGATTTCGCCTTGTTTTCTTCTATCCTCGCCATCTGGTTTATAGAATGAAGAAATATCGTCACCATCTTTAGCTTCTTCTATGTTTTTAAATTTTATTTTCATTAAGATTTTACCAAAATTATATAACATAATTAGGTGAAACTTTAATATAAAGACAAAAAAAGGGAGCGGTTTCCCGCTCCCTCTTAAAAAGACATTATGTTATTTTATTGTATGGTGATGTTTTGAACAGTATCTTTCTTTTGCTTATATGGAATATTAATATTTAATAGACCATTATTGTATTTAGAAGTTATGTTTAGCGTGTCTAAATCATTATCTAATTCAAAAGATCTTGATAGATTGCTAACAGGTTGTCCGTCAAAGCGCCTAGTGGCTTTAATATTCAAGATGTTATTCTTGACCGTAACTTCAATGTCTTCCTTGGCAACGCCGGGAGTACAGACAAAATACTGAATGCCGTCTTTCGTCTTATACATTTCATCTTCCATGAAGCGTTGTCTAAAGGTTTTCCCATGCGTTACATCAACATGTGGGAACATAGCTTCAAAAAAATCTTTGTTAATTAATAGTGACATACATTTTCTCCTTTTTGGTAATGCGGTTTTCCCGCTATGATCCATAATATAAGCACTATAAAAAATTGTCAAGTCTAGTGAAGAGTAAAATCTAAATTATGTTTAGAAAATAATATATTCTTTTGTTCCTGTACCGTCATAACATAACCTTGGATCTTCATCAAATCTTCTTCAGTCAGTAAAACATCCTTGATGTTATGTTTTACGATGAATTCAGTTTCTTCTTTTGTTGGGTGGTTTATTTTATTTTCTAAGATGTCTCTAAACGCACGAACAACTACAAAAGTTTCCATTAGATCGGGTATCTCTGTTTCTTCCCATTTTTCTACTGATTTATCGCCAATTGTCTCTTTTAGAAGCTGCGATATGACATAATAATCCGATGCGTTATTACTCATAATCTCCATAAATTTTTCAAATACCATTGTATAATATTGTACTTTTTTTTGCATTTTAGCCTTTCAAGACCTTTTTATTTTCTTTTTCATTAAAAGTCTTATACAATGTATTTAGATCACCGGAAATGAAAATATCACTGCCAAAGTTGCCTTTATTGACAGTGGCTCTTAAAAATATTGCATTTTTATTTAGTTCTGGGAATGCGCCGGATTCTATTACTTTTTCTTTGAATTCCAGATCTTCTGTAACGCACACTACATAATCAAAGTTTAGTAATGCTTCACGCATTTTATAATGTTTATTTCTTTCTAAGGCTGAATTGCTTTTCACATTTTCTTCATAAACTTCTATAACTTTGGTTAGCATTTAAAGAAATCCTCTTCTTTCATAATTATTTTAGTGCCATTAGCACTAACAACAAAAAAATTATCTCCTTGGGGCCATTTCTCAATTATTATACCATAAAAAGGTATTTGATTTGTGGTAACATTTTTTATAGAATCTTGTAAAAAATCATAAATCATAGCGCCTTGAGGTACAAAAACCATATCAGATATTTTGTACCGACTGTCTTCACTAACCATTTTCTCCAGAGCCTCCATTGCTATCTTTCATTCTCTCTAGCTCGCTCTTAGTATAGCTCAAGAGAATTTGGTATGCATCCTCTATGTTTAGATCAACAGTAATTAATCTTTTTCTTAAGCCATCAAGTACTTTTAGCTTTTCTTGAGGATCTTCTATTCTTTTTGCTGCTTCAAGACTTTTCATTATACCAGATAGCGCATTGATTGGCCTTTCAAGTATTACGTTAACTTCACTAGGTATATTTTCATAATCCACAGTTATATAAATTTTGGCAGACATATTATCTCCTAAACAAAAAAGACGGTATAACCCGTCTTCATTGTAGCATCTTTGAATATTTTGTAAAGTCTTACTTAACTAATCTAAACAATGCATTAATTAACGCAATCGCTGTGCCTGATCCTACCAACCATAATACTTTTGATTGTGATTCTTGATTAGATTTTAAAACTGCTAAGTCTTGTGCTAATTGGTCTGGAACTCTTTGCTCTAAAACTGTAATTCTTTTTTCTTGACCGCTAACGGAAACACTAATAGTTTCGGTAACTTTCTCTAGCTTTTCAATACTTGTTTCTAGCCTTTCAACACTAGAATAAAGTTGTTCTACTTTTAAGGCCATACCATTATTGCTTACTTTTAATTCAGTTATGGCGTTGGTTAATTCTTTTAAATTATCGCTTATTGATTGTAATTGGTCATTCATATACTATTCCTCTGCAATACAATAAATAGTGTTACATTTCGATAATAGCGTGTCCGGTTGTTAATAAAGTTGATGCTGCCGATACAGCATTTTGCAATGCACAACGAGTGACTTTAGCTGGATCTATGATGCCAGCTTCTTTCATCCCAACATATTCAGATAGAGCAAAATTATAGCCAGTCCATTCGCCCTTGCATTTGCTTTCGTCTAGCAGGGTGGAAACAATAACATCTGGTTTTTCAGAGCAATTGACGGCAAGGTTACGAATAGGTTCATGGCAAGCTTCAAAAATTACTTTACGTCCAAAGTCTTCTTCCTGATCACCAGTCTCCAATACGATATTTTGTGCAGCTCTTAATAGGGCAACACCACCACCGGGAAGAATACCTTCTTCCTGTGCGCTTTTAACCGCAGCTAAGGCATCTTCAACGCGATGTTTTCTTTCGGTCATATCAACTTCGGTGACACCACCAACTCTGATAATAGCAGCACCAGAGGCAAGCTTACTAATTCTTTCTTGTATTCTTTGGCATTCTGCTAGATCGCTTGTTTGAATGATTTCTTCTTTGAGTGATTGGATACGCTTTTCAACTTCGTTATAATCTCCAGAACCTCCTACAAATGTAGACCAATTCTTGAAAGCTTCAACATGCTTAACTGTGCCAAGGTCTGCTCTTGTAACCTCTTTTAGAGTCTTGCCGGATTCTTTACTAACGAATGTAGCACCAATAGACAAAGAGAGATCCTTCATGATATTCTTTCTATCTTGACCGTAGCTTGGAGCTTTTATGACACCAACTCTCATAGTACCACGAACAGCATTAAGAATCAAAGCAGCAAGTGCTTGTCCTTCTACTGACTCTGCCATTATAACAAATGGCTTACCTTCTCTGGCAACTACTTCAAGAATAGGCAACAGATCATCTAGAGAATCAATAGTCCAATCTGTAACCATAACCAATGCATTTTCATAATGCATTGTGTTCTTTCTTTCTTCCGTGATAAATTGTGCGGATGAAAATCCTGCATTAACTTGGAAACCCTCTACAACATCAAGAGTGGTATCTAGCGATTTACCTTCTTCAATAGATACTGCACCGTCACGACCAGCTTTATCAATAGCCATAGAAACAAGTTTACCTATTTGTTTTTCACCATTTGCAGATATTGTAGCAATATGTTCAACATCTTCAAGGCTTTTAACTGGTGTGGCAATCTTTTTAAGATTCTCTACTACTTCTTCTACTGCTTGATCCATACCACGCTTTAAGGCCACAGGGGAAGCACCAGCAGCTAAATATCGCTGTGCATGGTTCACGATGGCTCTTGACAATACAGTTGCAGTTGTTGTGCCGTCACCAGCTTCATTAGCTGTTGTAGCAGAAACCTGCTTAATGATTTGTGCCCCTACATTTTCAAATGGATCATCAAGAAAAACATGTGAAGCAACAGTAACACCATCTTTTGTGATAAATGGATTTTTACCTTTTGGATGAATCACAACGTTTTTACCTTTTGGACCTAGAGTACAACTAACCGCATCTGCTAGTTTATTAACGCCGCTAACTATTTTTGAATTTAAACTCGTACCATTATCGAAAACTCTTTTACTCAATTTTATAACCAACCTTTCTTTATCTTGTTTTGATTTTGAGATCACCGGCTTTAGATGATAACATATCAGATTTAAACTTTACAGAATTAATTGTAAGTTTTTCCATTCCCGGTATTTGTATAATAATATCTGATCTATCTTGCACAACAATTTCTTGTGGATTGAAGTTACTGCTACCGTCATTTTCTAGGCTCACTTCGGAAACAGTAAGACCAGATGGACCATCTTTGACTTTTAAGAAGATATCATAGTTTTTATTTTCTTCGTCTTTACCAACGTCAGCTTCTCTTACAAATGCCATAAGATCTTGCGGTTTCATTCGTCTAAGATTCTTGGTCAATACATTTCTTATTATACCATATACTTGTTCCATAGTTTCTTTATAAACGTCTGGATTCTTTTCTTTTGCAGAAACCATCCAAGCAGGAGCATCTAAAGTTTCATAATCTGGATCATACGTCTTATCTTTAAAATTACCTGTATTTGTTTTTAACTTCTCTAGAAATGTCTTTCTACCAACAACCCACCAAGGATCTCCTTTTGGATTTCTAACTAGGCTATCATCTTCTGTGCCAAATCCAAGAACCTTGTTCATTTTGTATTCATTATCTTTCTCGCCAGTTGCATATTTAGCTGAAAGTCCAGCAGTTTTACCATCCACGGTTTTCAAAATAAAATCAGCTTTGTTATTTGTGCTACCAACTGATTCTGCACTAGCTATTTTACCAATCTTGTTTATAATAATTGGTTTTGCCTCAAGGGCAGATTGGAATAGATGTTTGTATTTATCGCTTTTTAATTTTTCTAGAACGTCTTCTCTGCTAGCATCTGGTCCTAAATCAATTCTATTCTTTAGTTGATCGGTTTCTTTTCCGGTCAATACAAAGCCAATTATATGCTCATAAGCTAGACCTTCACGTTCTGCTATATCGACTCTATAAAAGACTTTAGCGATTACTTCACCATCTTTCATTACGTTTGTTGTATCTCTTTTATCATCAAACTTTAAAATACGCTCATCGTGCAATTTATAACCGGCAGATTTTAAAGCTGATTTAATCTTAGATATACCTTTCTCAAGAGATTCATCATCCTCAAAGCGAACAGCTAAACTGTTTGGTGTTTTATTAGATGGTAAAACAGAAACAAATCCTTCTGGATTAGCAGAAGATATTTTTGATGTAATTTTGCTTAATTCTTTTTCGTTGAGAGCTTCAAGGACTAAAGAAGAAATAATATTTTCAGATAAATTGTCTGATGGTTCTGTAAACTTTTCAATATATTTTGAATTTTTTAATAAATTTTCAGAGATATCTAATAAATTTAAAAAGCATTTTTCTAAATTTTTAAACTCTTTATTTGATGCTAAATAAAAAAATAATTCATTCAGTTTGCCAATGGCGAATAAACCACTATAAGCTCCAATTCTTATCTGTTGTTTTTCGCCCTTAACAGATTCAGACTTAATAAAAATTATTTTAGGATCTGATTTTATATCGTTAATTGTTTTATTTACAATTTTTTCAAAATTGCTTACTGAGCTTTTATAATCACCAATAAATTTTTTTAAAGAATTAGGTATTTCTTCCTCGTTTAAAGATTTGATGTCATTCATAAAGTCTTGATAAAACTTTTTTGATTCTTCAGAATTTTTGCTAATTAAGGTTTTTATGGTTTCTAATTGTGTTTGTTCTATATTAGAAAAATCTATATTTTCAAATTGAAAATTTTTAATATTTTCTGCTATAGAAAATATTCTAGCATCCGTAGATTTTTTATTTGTTATTTTACCGATATGGTTTATAAATTTATCTAATAATTGAGGATAAAGAACTTTTTTTGGCTCTAAAATATCTACTAGTAAAAATACTTTTTCATCGTATCTTGTAATAAGATTTTTTAATTTATAAAAGTAAGATTTAATTTTTTCTTCATTGTTGTATATGTTATTAGTTTGGTTACAAAAATCTTCAATTAATATTGAAGACCATATTTCCCTGTCAGAAAAAGTTTTTTCATTAAAATATTCCTCTACTTTAGTAGAATCAATATCAAATATAGAATATAATTTTTTGTATCCACCGCCAGCAGATTGATATAATTCTTTTTCTGTTTGATTTTTTAAAAACTCTTGGCTTGGACGAACGCTACCACCTCTATAAAAGTATTCACTTCCTCTTTTAACAGAAATTCCTTTTTCAATTCCATTAGATACTATATAAAGATCAGCAGATGTTTTATAAAAATATCTATCTCCTTTTTTTTCTTTTTGGTTAAGACCAACAAGATTTAAAAAATCTATATTTTTAATATCAATTTGATTTTTCAAAGACCAATCATCTATGTTGGCTTGAACAAATTTGTATGTCTCACCATGAAGTTTAGTTCTTTCAGACTCATCTGGTAAAAAATATTCTAAGGTGTCATTTATACATTTTTCGCTAGTATTGGAGCCATTAAATTTAATATTTGGTATCTTCAAATAATTTTTTTGACGTAAAAATTTTATAATAGATAAAGCAAGACTGTACTCAGCGGCAGATCCAATATCTGTTGGTACTATAACATCATCACAAATTTTTACTGCTTTCTTTTTTTTATCTGATTTAGGCTCTTCTTTAGGAACCTCTTGCGAGGATTCTGGTGGCATTACCTGTGTAGATGCTACTGCTGGCTTGGTCCCTATTTGATCGGTAAAAGTAGTTTTTCTTCTAATTATTGGTGGAACCGCTGTGATAGCTGGTTTCTCTGGTTTCTTTTTTGTTTCTACTAATTCTAAAACAGATTCATAGATCAATTTATACTGATCGCTTTGTTTAAATAATTGTTCGTCTATAAATTGATCTAAATCTTTCATTCTAGATTACCTCGTCTGCAATACCTAGCTTAACTGCTTCTTCGGCAGATAAATAGATGTTGACATGTTTTTCAAACATTTTTTTAATTGTTTGTTCTGACATTTTTGTTTCTTTACGCAAAGCAGAAATATAGGCTTGTTGTGTAAAGTTAACCTCTTCCATTTCATTTTGTAGATTATGGATCGGTCCTTCATTACCGGCAGCAACTGAATGGATCATAATGCGGCAATGCTTACCAACCTTACGCTTGCCCTTTGTGCCAGAGGCTAGCAAAAGCACGCCAGCACTCATAACCTTACCTAAGCCAATTGTGTGGATCTCGCAAACGTTCTTTGTCCAGCGCATTGTATCATAGATAGCAAACATATCATTAGCAGATCCGCCATTTGTGCAGATATAGAAATTGATTGGATCATTTTTGATTACGGTCTTTCCTCTAACTTTTTCTTCTTTCGCTCCAATGTCTCTAAGAGTTAATAGTGTTTTTACTAACTCACCAGATGTTTCCTCGCCAACGTCACCAAATAATCCAACATTTCTTGAAATTGAATCTTCTGGACCTTCAACAATAAATTGTTGGGGTACTACAACTTCTTCTTCTGCTACATCTTCCTGTACTTGTTCTTTTGTTTTTTTGCTTGTAAAAGTTTTCATTTTCCCTTCTTTCCGAGTACAACGATCTTATGCTCTCCAGCACGATATTTGTGTTCAATTACGGTAGTTGGAAACTTATTTGCCCATTCGATCCATTCTTCTTTTGACTTAAAATTCTTTTTAAAGATAACAATTCTATAGTTTTCTTTAACATTCCATCCAATTGCATTTTCTGACCAGTCTTTAAACAGATTATCTACTTCTTTCTTGCTTGTGAACCTCTGTACTTGCACTTTATAAACTACACTATTATCGACTTCTTCTGCTGATTCTCTCCAAGCTGAAACATGCATACTGTTAGCTCCTTCGTTTTTTAACGGGCTTATAGTGTATGGTACCATCTTGCCAATACAAGTCAATCTCGTTATTTAAGAATTTATGCACATAGTTTATGTATTTCTGCAAAGAATCTAACTTTGTCCGTTGCTGAAAAGCCCAGTTTACAACAGTGATAGCCATAAATAAACGTTCGGCTATGATAACATTATCTTCTTTCTTTTTATATTGATCGATAATGTTTTTTATGATCTGTTGTCTATCTGGACCAGCAGCGGATGTGTTCATTGTAGTTACCTGATAATTTTCTTATTTCTCTTGACATGCTCAAAGAGAGTTTTGTTTAGTTTTTGTTCTTTTACTTCCTTAATCAATTCTTTTAAAAGTTTAATCAACATTTTTATCTTCCTCCGATTTATTATTAATTAGATTACCAAAGTTTTCTTTCACTTCTTTATAAGTATTATATTTTAATTTGTAATGTAAATGTTTTTTTAAAGTACTCATGTATGTATCACCAAACTCATTCATTTTACGGTCATACACTTCTGCAATCTTAGCATACTCTTCTTGCTTCTCTGTATCTTCTTCTGCACATTTTTGAGATACTAATTCAAGTGCTTTTAAGCCATTATCATGCATCCTGCTAAGTTGCCCAAGTATGAAGTACGACATTTCTTCAAATATTTTAAGCGAATCTCTTACTGCTTCTTCTCTTGAGCTTCTATTCATATACTCTGAATACAAATAACCCATATAAAATACAAAAATATAAATCACAATCTGCATTTTCAACCTCTTTTCAGCTAGTATAACATAAAAAAGTGCGCTGGTAATCTTTCTACCAGCGCACTTAAACATTTTATTAGAGATTAGTTTATTCTTCTAGTGCTTCTTTCAGGATGCCCTTTACGCTTTCTTGTGGAAGTGCGGTTAGGAATGCATAAAGAGCAGACTTTGGAATTTTTTGTTCATCTAATGCTTCAAGAAAATCAACTACTGAATCTACGGTTACTGATTCTTCATCATCTGATGAATAGATTTCTAAATATTCATTTAGCAATCCATCTAGCTCATGTTCGCCAGACTCAATCTTTTCTAATTCTTCAGCGATTAGTTCTTTAAGTTCGCCCTTTGTTATTTGCATTTTATATCCTTATTATACACCGTGCTTATTTGAAGATTTTGCAGGAGTTAAGTTACCAGTTTTGCCAGAACCCTTAGCCTCATTGCCTACCTTACCGCCAGCACCAAATGGTTTTTTACCTGCACCGTGGCCTTTTGGATTTGCTTTACCGCCACCTTTTGATGTTTCATGGAAAGGTGCGCCGCCTTTCTTTTGTGGACCTTGACCAGTTAATTTTGAGTGGGTTTTACCGTGTTTACCGCCAGCTTTTTTAGCTTCATTTGAAGGTGCGCCTGATTTGGCTTTCTTTTTCATCTTCATTTTTTCTTTGGCTGACATTGCTTTGCCTTTTGCGCGAGCTTCGGCAAGGATACGAGCCTTAACGCGAGCTAAAACAGCTTCGGTTAAATCAGTTGATTCGTGTACTGGTTTGCCGCTTTGGGCTTTAGAATCTTTCATACCTTTTCTTTCGCCGGGATCTTGTACTTTTTTCTTTTCCACTTCAGCTTGTTTTTTTTCGGCTTCAGATTGTTCTTCGTTCAAGTCTTCTTCGCCATAAAGACCTTCTTCCATTTCTGCTTCTTCACCTTCTTCATCTTCCATTTCTGGTTCTTCGCCTTCTTCATCTTCCATTTCTGGTTCTTCTTCTGAAGGTTCTTCCATATCTTCTTCACCAGCACCTTCTTCGACTTCAATGCCTAATTCTGGGAATTCACTACCAATGGCTTTGATGACTCTTGAAACAACTTCTTTCTCGCTACCGCCACCAGCACCTTCCATGTCGAGTTCCATATCTTCGCCGCCCATATCGTCTTCGGCTTCTTCCATGTAATCGCCTTCTGGCATTTCTGGTTCCATCATATTTTCTTCTACTTCTTCACCACCAGCAACTTTCTTCATGCCCATACCTTCTTTGAGAACAGTGTTTTGCTCAACAAAGTTATCAGCAAATTTTTCCATATTTGCCAATTTCATAAAACGGCGGATAGTTCCCTCATCTAATCTTTTAGTATTGCTCATATATTATCTCCTAATAAAATGTTTATAAAGATATACTAATCTTTTTATAAATAGTATTCTTTATCTAAATGTTCCTTAAATTTTTCTTTTGCCTCATCTTCTAATTGCTTTATACGCACAAAACTGTAATTCATGCGTTTTGCTACCTGCCTTAAAGTCATCGGTCCACCGTTCTTTTCAAGTGCAATATCAATACAATTTAAATCTTCTTCATAATCTATCCAAGATCTGCAATTTTCATTTGGGCACGCCGTATCAAGCTCTTTACAAGTTTCTGTGCATGTTTTAAAACTATATAGTGTCATAATTCTGAATTCTCCTTTGAAATTATATCAAATATATCTTGTATTTCGCTTTCTTCTAGAGCAAAATCGTTTTTAACTTCATTAAATTGTTTTTCGTCTTTTTTAATTTTGTCTTGTAAACTAACTCTTTTATTAGTTTCTTGCAAAAGACTTATAATTCTTGGATCTCTTTCAAGATAGCCTTTTATGATAATATCAAAAAAAGCTGATTTAGATAATTTATCATAATCAAGTTGAATCTTTAGCTTTGCTAAAGTTGAATCTTCTTGGTCAATAAATAATCTAGAACCAGCTATTTTAAGCATGTGGAGTTGTTTTCAAAATATGTGTGGAGCTTTCGTTCTGACCGGCACTTGTTTGCTTAATAAATTCAGCTTTTAGGTAAAGCTCTTCTATGTTTCTAGCCCCGCTGTAAGAAAGACCGCTGCGAATATTACCAACTAAATCGTTGAAAATGTTAGTAACAGATCCCTTGCAAGGAATCATTGTCGCAATACCTTCTGGAGCGGATGACTTTCCTCTCCATTCCTGTTGCGCTTCACGGCTTGCCATACCACGGTAACTCTTAAATCTAGTGGCATGCAGTACCGATTCAACCACATTACCGGGAGCTTCATCTGTACCGGCTAAAAGGGAGCCAAGCATTACAAAATCAGCACCAGCAGCAAGAGCTTTAACAGCATCGCCAGCATTTTTAATGCCGCCATCAGCGATTACTGCTGCACGTATAGCAACAGAAGCACATTCCATAATAGCTGTGAGATTTGGCACACCATGACCAGTTTGAATACGGGTAGAACAAATTGATCCACCGCCTATTCCTACCCGAATTGAGTCCGCTCCCCAAGCTTCTAGTCTTTCAAAAGCATGCCTAGTGGCTACGTTACCTGCCATGATATGGATAGATAAACCATACTTATCTCTAATAGATCTAATGGCATTTTTTACCATTATATGATCGCCGTGCGCCACATCAATGCAGATAAAATCTGCACCTGCACTTTGCAAAGCATCAACGCGGTCCATAAAATCGCCAGTAGTACCGATAGCAGCACCAACTCGTTCACCTTCGCGCTTTACTGCTCTTACAATGTCTGCTTGTTCGCTAACGCTATTATAGCGATGAATTATCGCAACGCCGCCCAATTTAGATAGAGCAATAGCCATATCCTGACCTGATACAGTATCCATAGGACTGGCAATAACAGGAGAATCAAAAACTAAGTTTTTTCCCAGCGCGCTAGTGAGTGAAATTTCTGATCTTGATTCTATATCGCTGTACTTTGGAACTAACAGAACATCATCGTAGCTTAAAGTTTCTTTCATTTTTTCCTCTTTTCTTGACAATCTGGACAATAAAGATCCACTTTCTTCTGATCGCTAAAGACTTCGACAAACCAAGTCATAGCCATCTGTTTATCTTTTTTATCATATTGTTTCTGGCATGTCAAGCATTCGTTCGGTAAATTCAACATTAAATCTATTGTCGATGTTGTTTTCTTTCCAGCCATTTTGTTCAGCATCCGTCTTTGTTTTCTGTTCATTGCCATTTAAATATTCCTTATATTCTTCGCAGTCCTTTGGAAGTATTGTAACGATTGATTTAGTCGTTCTAGAATAAATAACAAATAAATCTTCATTTTTATAATTCACCATATGTAAACTTTTAGAATTCGTGTAAGTATTTATATGTTTGGTTTTGTTTTGCTTTATTAGCAGAATTATATTTTTTCTGTCATCGTGATTTAAAACCAGATTATAACGCTGTTTAGCCCTTTTGGCAGCGTGCTTGTGTCTTTTCTGTCTAACATTCATGTTTGCTCCAAATCAAAACCCACAGTATGCATTATAACATACTGTGGGCTTAGATAAAGCTCTATGAATTATTTAGTTCCTGAACTGCCAAATCCGCTTGTTCCTCTAGTATTTTCAGAAATATCAAAGTTTTCTACCTGTTCAAGTTTGCTTTCCCAAACCTTTTGTACCGTGAACTGTGCAATCTTATCATGGTGATTAATGATCACGGTATTATTAGTACCGTTATACACAACGATTCCCCAAGGACCAGTATAAAAACTGTCCACAAGACCAAGAATAACAAACTTGCCTTTGCTATTCATCCCAGACCTTCCACGAATATCACACGCCCAACCTTTAGGGGGCATGATAGCCAGACCAGTTGGTACAATAACTGTTGCACCGGGATCAATATAGATGGGAGTTTCTGGTGTATCGCAAAATAAATCCCATGCCGCATCTTCAGAGTGCGCTTTCTGCGGTCCTTTAGCGGTTTTTGTTAATGGCTTCCATTGTAATACTGGTTTATAAAAATCTTCAAATTTCTTTGTCCACTCAGTTTCCTTACCATTTTCTGTATTAACATACCATGTTGTCATTGTTGCTCCTTAATAGGTTCTTTATACATTTCGTACCAAAAATAAACACATTCATTCGCTTTTGGATATTTTTCATAATGCTCAGTTAGTTTTCTTTTGATATCTTCATTAGAAAAACAAGCATATGAGGTATACATTTTACCATAGTTACAGGCTTGCTCATCAAAAATCATTTCTGGAAATGGTGTTCCTTTTTTGTGAGTTGATACTTTAAGTGTTATCGCTGTTGGGGTTTCTGGGTCTATCATCTCATAGCCTCTGCTTTCTTTTTCATTTGTCTTGCAAGATCTTCAAGTTTATAGGCAGCATCCATAAGAACTTTTTTACTGCCTAAATTGTGATCTATAGAAACAACAGTATCGGCTAATTTAATTTTAGTACCTTCATGCTCAAAAACGACAGATGACTTAGAAACTACCTCGCTATTTTCTAATACTTCCACATCTTCATGCATTAATCTCCAAAACATTTTGTCTCCCTTATATTCCGATTGCTCTAATTCATTTCTCATAAACCAATCTTTTGTTCTGCTCATGCCAATAACCTCGTCTGATCTTTAAGTGATTTGATTGAAAACCCATATCCATCTTTATTGATTTGACCCATATAAGGTCTATTCAAGTGAATGATGTCGTTCTCTCTTATAGACCAACATTTAATTGTTGTCAATGAGTTTGTATTATCGGTCACTGTTAAAATCCAATACGGTCTACCTTTTTTATTTAATTTAATCTCTTTATTTCTTGGAATAAACCAAACGATATCTTGGTCTAATTCTTCATCAAAATCACCAATTGGTTGGATATTTTTCTTATTAAGTTTAAGAAGCACTTTCTCGGACATAACAAGATTAATCGGATAAATGCCAGTTAAAGCTGTCATATGCTCAATTCTTTCCTCTGTAGTGAAATCTCCTTCTGGCTTATATTTTTCAATATTTTCATCTAGTTTCTTTTTTGTCTTTGGACGATCAACTACAACTGCACTCCAAAAATGCTTGGCACCAGTAAATCTTTTATCTATCAAATCACTCATAGCACCACCTCTTGTTAGAGCATCAAGAGCTTTTTTATTAAATTTGCTATAAACAATATCTGGATGAAATAAAACATCTTCAATTGTTTTAAAAGGTCTATGCTTAATAATTTCATTAATTGCCGCATCACCAAGACCTTTAATAGAGGATAGTGGTTGAATCAATGTTTTAGAATCATTTGAGTCTACTTCCCAAGTAGTACCAGATGAATTAATATCAAGTCTTTTAATATTATATCCATATGTCTTAGCAATGGCTATGGCTTGCTCTTTTCGCTTTTCTGGTTCTTTGTCGAGGAATGCAGCGAGCCATTCAGCAGGGTAGTAGTAAAAAAGATAGGCACACTGATAAGATAGAATGGAATAGCAAACAGCATGAGAGAGGTTGAAACCATAACCGCTGAAGAATTCCATAGTTTTCCAGAGGTTAATTGCATTTTCTTCGCTAATTCCCTTTTCACTACATCCCTCAATAAATTTACCATACAGCTTCTCCTTTACAGCAGCTTCTTTACCAGTTCCTTTTTTAGTTAGAACTTTACGAAGCTCATTGCCTTCATCAAGCGAAATATCTTTTCCTAATTTGTGTGCCAGCAAGCTCAATTGCTCTTGGAAAACAAGAAAACCAAATGTTTCACCGGCAACTTCTTTAACTAATTCATGAACGTATTCAACTTCATCAGGATTATTTTTAGCATTTACATATTTTGTATGAACGTTAGCGGATAATGGACCGGGACGATAAATAGAAGTAATAGCTGCAATATCTACAATGTTTTTTGGCTTTGCATCCATGCAGAATTTTTGTGCATTTGGATTTGTAAATTGGAATGTACCACAGAAATTACCATTTTGAAATACGTGTTCATAAACGTTTTGATCGTTAAGATTCATTGTATTCGGATGTAATTTTTCATCATAGAATTTTTTAACTTCTTGAAACGTTGGCTCTTTGATACCGTGATGATTTTTAAGAATTTGACGAATGCAAGTATCAACCATTTCAAGAGTTGATAATCCAAGAATATCAAACTTGATAAAACCAAGTGGTTCTAAATGACGAACTGTTTGTCCTTCTGTCCAAGGTGTCTGCACAACATCGCCACTTTTAATTAATGGCATTTTTTGATCAATGTTATCTGCAAATAAAACTCCACCCGCATGTCGAGAAATAGAACGAATTTGCTTTTGTAAAGTTTCGACATGTGTTGCAACATTTGGATATTTCAAAAGATAAGCAACTAGTGATGGTGAATGTTCCTTTAACTCTTCCCAAGTTGGGTCATAAACACCGGCAGTAATACCATGAATCTTTTTACAAACTGGTGTTGCCTCGTTAATCATTTTGCTTGTTACTTCATTTACTTCTTGAAATGGAATTTCGTATAGCTTGCTAATATCTTTAACAAGCGAACGAGCCTTAAGAGTATTATAATTTGAAATTGGTACTACAGTATTTTCACCATATTCTTTAATAAACATTTCCTTAGCTGAAAACGCATCCATGCAATCATAATCAATATCTGGATAGTCTTTAGCATTCTTGCGAATAAATCGTGAGAACTGGAGCTTGTATTTGATTGGGTCAATTTGAGTAATACCAAGTAGATAAGATACAAGCGAACCAGCACCAGATCCACGACCACTGCCAACCAATTGTGTAGACGATACTTTATCGCTAATAGTTCTCATGGTTAGAAAGTATTTAGAGAAACCACGATCTTTAATCGTATATAGCTCCTCTTTTAATCTTTCAATATATTCATTATCTTTATGAAGATTAAATTTCTTTAGATTCTCCACAGCAATTTTTGCCAAGCAAAGATCAGCAGTTGTCCCCTCTGGAACAACAAAACTTGGTAATTTAATAGTTGTATCAGGAGTATAATCTTGAATGCGATTTTGTAGAATGTCCGCAGTACGGGCAATGCTTTCTTCTACCAGTTTATCGTCGTAAGAAAATCCAAGGCGATCTGAATACTCACGATACGCCGCGAACAATTCATCCCCGTTTTTAGGATAAAGTTGGTACTCCATTTCTGCAAGTGATTGTGGTAACTGATCAATCTTAATCTCATCTTTCCGTTTACCCATCCATCCAAGCATTTTATAAATTTCACGGTCCTTCCACTTATCAGGTGAAGGAAAGTGAGCATCGCATGTACTGACCAGTTGAAAACCATATTGCTTACTTAACTCAATAATGTGTTGATTGATTATGTGCTGCTCTTTATAATTTGCCCATTGAAGCTCGCCATAAAAACGATCTCCAAAGATCTCCATCATTCTTTGAACAGTTCTTTCCATCGCTCCCATAACAGCACTGCTACCGAGGTCACGATTACGCCAATAGTCATTCCCAAGAATACCGCCAATACAGGCAGTTGAGGCAATAATTCCGCCATTGTATTTATGGAGAAGGTTGTAATCAATACGAGGATAACGATAGAAATTATCTCCACGATAGGATTCACTAACCAATTTAAAAAGATTATTAAGCCCTTCCTGATTAATCGCGTTAAGGACAAGATGACTCCTTTGGTTCAATGTATTATATGAACCCTTCTTTGTTTCGCTTTCATCTTCAACAACAAGTCCAACATCTTCATCGACCTGTTTTGCAAGTTTAGCGTCTTCTTTATGTTTTTCTTTTTCTAATTTCCAAGATGGAATATCTGGATGTACATAGGCTTCAATTCCGTAAACAATCTTAAAATCTTTACCTTCATCCTTCATTTTTTTAGATTTCTGAAAAGCATAAGCAAAGCTATTCATGTTGCCATGCTCAGTAAAAGCCATGCCTTTCAAACCATTTGAAAAAGCAAAGTCGGCATGCTCTTCTGGATATCCCATGCCATCGAATATTGAAAATGTGGTATGACCGTGCATATTGTAAAACGGAATAGATGGTTTTTTATTTTCTGTCATTGCATACCTTCTTTAGATTTATATCGTGCTGTAGAGTGTTAGTATACTGCGAAACATAATAGCAGTCACTTTCTTTTTTTAAGAAAATAATTCCAACAGTTACTAATGCTGCCAATATCAGCAATGGACGACCATATTTTTCAGGTATCATTTACGCCCTCAAATAGCTCATATCTTTTTGTTGTTAAAAAGATATTATCTCTTTTATACACAAGCTTATTTTCGTCTGATTTTAAAAAGTTTTTATAGTTATCCCAAGAATTGATTTCATGAAACCAAGGTAAATCTCTTATTACATATTCTGATAGATCTAATGGATAAAAAATTTCATTCAATTTCATGTTCAAGGTTCTTACCGTGTTCATGGATCTATCAGAATTATGCCAAACATGCAAGGCATACTCTTTTAAATTGTCTTTACATCTTTTAAATTCAGAAGTTTTAAAAGTAAAACTGATATGTTTATTGTCTTTTACGGATAGACCATCGTGACAGAATATTATGTTTGTATTACTTGAGATTATGTCTCTATTTTCATATATAACACTTTCAGGTACAACTCCAAAAGGAAAAGCACAATAGAATTTTTTTGGAGTGGTCCATCTGCTTATCTCAGAACAAACTTTATAAGCAGTATCTGCACCATAAAGAATAGAATGTCCAAGCGAATCATGTCTATCTCTGTTTTTGGGATGAATTGGGATATAATATATTTGTATTTCTTTTCTTCTTTTAATATCATGGCGTGTATTTACCATTTCTGGTCTAGAATAAATAGTTGCAGGATCGTATATCATCTCTCCAACAACTTTTTTGATTAAGGGTTGTGTCCCTAAATGACCAACTATCCAGATTGTATCACAACCAGCAACAGCGCACTCAAAAACTGCTCTTTCAATAGCGGTATAGTTATCTGCAATTGGCATAAGAGTGTCATGCCAAGGCATATTAAACATATTATCAGGACTTGCTATAGGAACGATACCAGCTAAATGATTAACAGTTTTTTCTTGTTGCATTTAATAAAATTCTTTCTATATGATTAAAATATTTATGTTCTTTTTTATCGCTTTTTAATATTTCTTGAGGAGTTTTATCAATTATGTGAAAATTTTCTAACATATCATTATACAATGTTTTACCATATGGATAAATCTCTCTATGCGATATATTAACAATTAATTTTTTACACTCTCCGGTTATAGCAGATTTTAAATTCCCTTTTGCATTATATTTTTTTAATTCTCTTAAAACTTTCATTCTAGACAGAGAGATATCAAAATCTTGATTTTTAATTTCTTCATCTGATAAATATGAAATTGCAGCTATCTTTGCTTCGTCTTGATTTATCTTTATTGTTTTTACAAAATCATCATCTAATTCTAAATTATGATTTATTATTTGAATGCCTTTTTGGGCATCAAACCAATCTATTACAAGATTTCTAGAATTAGTTTTATTTATTGATGCCAAGCCATTTATATTTTGCTCATCAAATAAAAATAAATTTTTGTATGAAATATTACAAACGAAGTTTTCTTTTGTTGTTATTTTTAATAAATTAGAATCTGCCAATCTAATACTTTGAACAATATTAGAAAATGGAGATAAGTGATTAATAGATAATAAAAACATTATTTCTTGCCATTTATCTATACTTTTAATTTTATCGTCAAACATAGAAAATGGATCTGGTTTATTTATCTTTGTATAAACTATTGGTATTTTATTTATATAAGAATAGCACAGCGCACTCAAGTCTGAGCCTATGATTAGATCATCATAAACTAAGTCAAGAGTGCGCTGTATATTAGCCATTTTTTACTTCGTTATAAGCCTTAATTGTTTCTGGATATTTCTCTTCCAAAATCTTTAGCATTGCTTCGGCTACACGTTGAATTTCCCATTGTGCGCCTTCATGTGAGCGTAATTCAATAAACTTTAAAATATTGTTAAGGTTTGCACTTGCATAATATTCTGTATACATATTCTGCGGTAAAATACCTCTTGCTTGCTCTCGACAAACTCCCTTACGCATCATTTCTTCATAAAGAAAAACAGCAGCCAAATGATGATCGCGGATAGCTCTTGATGCAGATACTTCACCAACTTCGTAAACAACAGGATCAATCATATTACCTTCGTTACTAGCTTGGCGATTTTTTTCATGTTGAGTTCTAAATGTCATTGGTTCGTAAAATTCTAGATTCTCTGCTGTATAACGGCGAGAGATTTCATTATAGCTCCAAGTACGATGACGATGATGCTGTGAACGAATAAATAACGGAACTTTTACACGAAACGTAATGAAACAATGCTCTAGTGTGCTTGTATGCTTATGTTTAATAAGGTAGCGAATTAGTTTACGGTCCTTATCATCTAATTCAGACTTATGAACCCCAAACGATACGCGAGCAGAGTTAACAACAGTGAGGTCTGAGCCAACTGCATCAACAAGTTCAACTTTTCCAATTCCATCTCCATATAATTCAATACTAGTCATTCGGTACAACTCCTAAGACAACATTCTCTGATACCATAAGAAAAGTCTGACCTTCAACAGATATAGACTCAATTGTATTCGTCGGAACAACAAGCAAATCTCCTATATTTTCTGCAAACCGTGACCCTTCTTCGGCATCCAATAGCAGCACAACCGAATGTGGATCAATCTTCATTTTATAACCTTCTGGTAGGGTTATTGAAGCAGTTTGCTTATCATTTTTGCTACTGTGCTTTTCAACAAGCATGTATTTGTTTTTTGGATATAGCTTCATTTTTACCTCTTACTTTGTGATTGTGTCATAAACATGTTCTAGCTGATCAAAATCAGTATCGTCCTTCTTTAGGCGATAAGCCTTCATAACTGCTTTCATTTCTTCTTTTGAAAGCCAACCATTATCAACATAGTTCTTTCGTAGATCCTTCTTTTGATCCTTGTACGGTTCCATAGCAGCTTCAATTGTAGCAATAGCCTTAATGTAGTCCTTCATACGCTCTTCTTTTGTCTTCTTAACTTCGCCGGTCATTACAGTCTGCATGTTTTCTCCTTTGAAATAAAAACCGCTCTATGAGAGACAATCTATCATAGAGCGGTTAGGTTGTAAAGCTACTTTTTTACTTAACCGGACAGACTCCACCTTCGCACTCTAACGAGCTTTGAAGATTTCCGTCACCAATATCACCAACATCAATTGGTTTGATCTTGGCTGATAGCTTCTCGTATTGCTCCTTTGTGATTGTTTCTTTTGGAGCTTGTTTAAAACCATGCTCGCTGTGGCATAGGAATGAAATAGTTTTTAGATATTTCAGGTTATCCGCTAGCCATTCTTTTAGTGCTGGTAGTTCTTCCTTGCGGTAATAAACCGTAACTGAAACAGCTTGATCGGCCCAATGTTTCTGAGCAAGTTTAACAACATCTAATTGTTTCCACGTTGTCCAATCTTCATCCGCTACTGGTGCATTATCTGGTGCTGCAACATAGAAGTCAACAACTTGTGTATTATGATCCAGCGTACCGTCAAACCTCATTACTGGTTCCACATAATGACCGGCTTCACGCAATAATGGTAAAAGAGGATCGCCAGATCCAAAGCGGACACGCTGAATAATATAGCGGGAAAAAGCAGGGTGGACGCCTTCGTATGAATCAAAGACTTTGGAAATCGTGCCCGATGGTTTGATAACAGTTGTTCGTAGGCTTTCTGGGATTCCAAGTTCTTTGCTGTATCTTGTGTTTTCATCTTGAATAGCCTTATATGCCCTATCTAGGACTTCTGGTGTAAACAATGGAGATTGTAGACAACCTGTAATACCTGTACCAATACGACGATTACGTTTTACAACCGCATCGCATTTTGGTTGATGATATTTTTCAGTCGTTACACGTTTACCCCAACGATGCATTAATCTAGCAGCTTCGATAAACTCTTCTTCATTTTGGAGGTTTGGAAGAGCAATTTCTTGGAGGTTGCATGGTTCTCCATCCTCAAGCGTTGCTTCAGCGCATGGATTGACTCCAATTGCTGAATCCGCTTTGAGTTCTCCCATTCTTCCAAACTTTTGTATATTAGTTCTATTAACAATACCAAAGGGTTCGCCCTCCTCGTATGTTTTCCAGAACAAAGGATGTAAATCATCTACATCATCGACGACAACAGAAAAGTTAGCCATAGCCCGCTGTGTTGGAACATTTCCAAGATCCCAACGTTTAGCTTTTAGATATTCCTTATCCCAAGGATCTCCTAATATAATTATGGCACTACGGCGAACATTACCAGCTACAACCATTTCGCCAATAGAGCATAGAATATCTGCTGCGTCTAGAGGCTTAACCATCTTACCTTCACGAAGCTTTAGGATAGCACATAGCTTATCGACAAAAGCAACAAGTGGTTTTGGACCACTGCTTGTTCCACCGAAACCGTGAATTGGATCACCAGCGGGACGAATACAGATAGTTGAATAGCTAAACGATTTCCCTGAAACAAAATATGATTCAAGGATACGACAAGTTAGTTCATTCCAGCCTTCACGACTATCCGGTACGATGAAATCTGCGTCCTTTGTATCTCTCCAAACAATATTAACGTCTTTCTTGACTCTTGGCAACTTAGAAACAAAACGATGTTCTACTGACATGCCAACACCACCACCCAACATAAGGAGGTCTTGTGCAAGAACAAAGTTTTCCCAACTATCACCGGCAACAAACCAGCAGTTATTCAGGGCAACACCACCTAGCTTTTTATGGCTAGGAGCACCAGAATACCACCAACCACGACCGGCAGGACCAGCTTTGCGATTAGTCAAATAATATTTAAGACGAGCGATTTCTTCTTCGCTTACATTATGCCCTTGTACGTTGCCTCTGATGACACGATCAACTGTATCGGTCCAATTCTCTAGAACACCTGTATCTTTACGCGCATAGGTACGTTTATAAACAACTTTAGCTAAGTTAGACCATTGTGACATTAGATTATCTCCTTTAATCTTACAACATTTTGTGCTCCAACAAGTCTTGATACTTCTTCATCATTCTCAATAACCATAAAAGTTGGAACGCCTGTGATAGCAAAATCGTTTGCCATATCACGATTTTCATCAATATCCACTACTTCAAATTGAATATCAGAGTGGGATTCTTTTAACATATTAAAAACTGGTTTTGCTTGCTTGCATGGATTACACCAGCTAGCACTAAACATGACGACTTTTTTCATGAAACTTTCTTCTCCTTTTTTTGTTTCAAATATTTTTCTTTCAATGCCTTCTCTTGGTCTTTCGCGGATTTTACCAAAATATCCGTAACACTTTCAGTAGTTTGTTGCAGAACTTTTATGCTTACGTTTGATGTATCCATGAAAATTGGGAATACTAATCCATCAGGTCCATTTCTGTTCTTAGCAACATAAAAACGTCCTTCGTTTGTATTTTTATCTTTTATTGTTCTTGAAACTGTAAAGATAAAGTCTGCAACGAAACATTTATTGAAGGCTTCAGAAATGCTCTCCATTGTAATAACTTCTGCATTAAGACCGCTTCTGTTTGTTTGTGAAGCTGTCCATACAGGGCATCCAAATGTTTGAGCAATAGCACGAAGCTCTTCATAGATAGTCTCCAATTCGTTACGCTTTTCTTTCTGTGCGCTGATTGGTTTAATTAGATCGCCATAATCCACAATGACCATATCAATTTTAAAATCTTTACGTCTTAATTTTTCAAGATGATTTTTGATCATATTGGTCGTTGCTGATTTAGTTGGATATTCCTTAACAATGAGCTTACCCTTAATGTCTTTGATACCATTCCAAACTTCTTCTTTGAATGTTGGTACGTCAGATAGAGGAATTCCAGTAATGCAGGAATCGTATCTAAGGGAGACAACCTTATCTTGTAGCTCTAGAGTATAGTGAACAACATTCAGACCTGCTTCCAAAGCTTTGGAACCAAGATGAACAAGTACCATGCTTTTGCCAGCACCAGTTGGTGCAATAACTACACCAAGCTCGCCTTTGCCCAAGCCACCCTTTGAAATACCGTCAATAAGCTGCCAACCAGTAGAAACTGGATTTCTAGCCAATAACTCAAATCGCTTTTCAAAATCTAGGTGATAGTCATAACCATGATTATTGTCTGTGCCAAGCTTAATTGCGTCATTAATAACTTTACTCACCTCATCGAATGATGAATTCTGTATAAGACCAACGGATTTAATCATAGCCTCTTTAAGCTTTTGCTTTTTACAAAAGTCAAGAGAAACATCCTTAATATGTTCTGCTCCTTCAACGCTAAAATCATTGCTTTGGATACGAGCATAATAATCTCGTACCTGTTTCTGTAGCAATTCGTTTTCAAAGCCTATATCGCTTCTAAGAATAACAGTAATTGTATCTCTTGTTGGGTGAGTTCCATATTTCTTACGGTATTCAAAGACTTTTTGTGTGAATACACGAAGATATTTTAGTTCTAAAAAATTAATGTCTAGGACTTCACTGATTTGGTCAGCAAACACCCGATCATCAAGAATCAAATTGACCAAGTTCTCTTGAAACTTGGTTCCAAACTTTGAAAAGTCCTGCTTTTCTTCGATAAATGACATTTTCTCTCCATCAACAGTTTTCATTCATTATCCTCTTTAGGTTCATATAAAGCTCTTCAAAGTTACTCTCGCCAAAGCCATCTGTCAACATCATTTTTTGTATTTCAATTTTGTTGAAAGTGCATTCACTATTTTCTAGAGCATAATTTATTTTATGTACATCTTGAATAGATAAATTTGAAGAATACAGTTGCATTAAACTGTAATTTAATTTGATTTTTTTTTCTTGATCTACAATATTATCAAAGGCTTTTGCTTTTCCTTTATTTTCTCTAGAAAAAGAAATAATGTCGTCTATGTAATAAGTTTTTTCCTCTGATAGAAATGGAAACCTTTTTGCAACAGTCGGCAAGCCTACACCGTCAACACCATCAATATTGTCCGATGTGTCTCCAGACAAAGCTCTAGCTAAACAGAAATTATTTGGGTGTATTTTATACTCTTCTAAAATTCTTTTTGTATTAAGAATCTCTTTCTGCACAGGTCTATAAAGAATTGTATTTTTATTACACAACTGTATAAAATCTTTGTCGCTTGAGACAATAACTTTTTGATAATCTTTTAGTTCTTGCTTATAAACAAGTGCAGAAATAATGTCGTCTGCTTCAACGCCATCAAACATTAATTGTATAATTGGCATCTGATTAAGATATTCAACTAATCTTAGCATTTGCCAGACTTTATTTTTTAATTCTTCATTTTCGTCTAAATTCCTAATATTTCTGTTTAGACGTAACGGCTTACGACCATCTTTGTATTCTTTATAAGATAGTTTTTTCTTTCGTGAACCGCCAGTTCCATCCCAACAAATAATAACTCTATTTGGATTAACTTCTCTTATAAGTTTTTGTAAAATCTTTAAAAATCCTTTAATTCCACCAATTGGTTCGCCATTATTTGATAAGCTTGGATCTACTATAAATGCTCTAAAGTAGTTATTATTACCATCAATTATTAGAAGCTTCTTCTTTTCTTGACTTGACGAGTTCTCGCTCATGACGCTCTACCTCTGCAACACAGCTAAATAATTCTTTAGTTGCATCGCCAATAAATGGACCGTCATAACCGCTGTTGCGGAGCCTTTTAGCAACATAGAAAAGACGGTACAAAACGTCATTATACCTGTCTAAGTCTTTAAAGTTCACAAGAAGCTTATTGTATTTTTCACGAAGTTCTTCTAGGTCTTCTGATAGCCGATCTGCCATATCTGATTCTGATTGGACGATCATGGTCATATAAGTTGCGCGTTCTTTTAGCGTAGTTGGGATTTCATCACCTTTACCATCCACAAGACTACCAGCTTTTAAAATTTCTTTAGCCTCTTCTATTTCTGCTTTAAGCTTTTCTAATTCTGTATTAATCATAATTTATAGGTTCCTATGGTTTCACTATCAACAGTATAATAAACTTTTGAAATACCACGCTCCTTAAGGATCTCATGGCACATAACACAAGGCTTGCTCATACGGTCTTCATGCTTTCCCTTGCTTGCACGGGCAACATAAACTATAGCACCTTTAGTCTGTGCGCGAGGGATATTAAGAATCGCTTTAATTTCTGCATGATAAGTAGAAAGACCCTTCTCTTCGGGACGATACTTCGCGCCAATAGAAGAATACTTCTCAGAATTAATTCCGAAGTTAATGATAGCACCGCCCCGAACAAGCACAGCGCCATGACGAAAGTTGCCATAGGTAGAACACTCTGCCATCTTCTTAGCTAACTGAAAGATACCTCCGCACGCTCTTGGAACAATCCTTCTTGCTGATTAAGGTCTGCTGGTTGTCGTTGGTCTTCATTTATTGCCTCCGTTGATGATTCACTATACTGCTGAACTAATTCTTGTTCAAGTTCTTTCTTAACCGACTTTGCATCGTGATCATAAAATTCTTTATACCATTTTTGATCTCTTGCGGTTTTTTTAGAATGACAGTTGGCACAACGGACAACACACTTCTTTATTTCTTTTTCTAAGGTTTTAACTGTGGTTCTACCAGATACCATTTTAGAAACGTCTTTGTGTTTATCACCAGTTACATGATCTAGCTGTAAAACAAATGGATCTTTTTCTCCGCAATCTATACAGGGATGTTGAAGATAATATTTAAACACATATTTTCTTCCAATAAATCGTCTGTAATCGTCTTTTACGCGACTACAAACTTTACAAAAGTTTTTTGATTTAAACTTTTCTCGCTCACCGATAGCATTACAATTTTTACAAGTAAACAAGATTTCTTGTTGTACTGGTCCAAACAACTCTAATTGTTCATCCATGTAAACCTCATTAATTTTTGATACCAAACTTTTCTCTAATATCAAGTAGAGCAATATTTTTCATTTTTGCTTCAATATCGACATCCACAGAATCTTCTAGCATTAGCTTTAGCTGCTCTTCAGGAATATATCTTATCATTTGCGAATGCGCTCGTTTTTGATTGTATGGAGCATTTTCCATACCAATCTCTGTATTTGAAAGATGTTGCAATGGTTTGATATTACCCCAAGTGTTTAAAACATAAGGAAAAACTTCCAAAAAATTTTGATCATCGTTAGAAATGATATGATGATGGCTATCGAAAACAATAGGAACATTAATTTTTCTACTAATTCTAAGAAGCTGTCCAACATTATAACACCTTTCGTCATTCTCTAAGGTTAAACGATTTTTAATATTATTGGGTAGAGAAGAAAATACTTCAACAATTCTATCTTCACGATTGGCTTTACCACCGTGAATATTGATAGCATAGTAAGGAGTTTGTTCAAACCCCATAGTATCAAATACCCAAGCGTGATATGCAAGTTCTTTAATGCTGTTCTCTACCGTACTGTCTTTATCGCTACTGATAACACAAAACTGACCGGGGTGACAAGTTACTCTGATCCCTGATTCCTTGAACTGTCTCCCAGCAAGAGCGAGGTCTGTTTTAATTTGTTCATCGTTTTTAGCAATATCTCCACAGAATTCAAATAGTGGGAATAAGCCACTTGAAAGTCTGAAAGATTTGATGTTGCATTCATTGAGACGAGGAATGATTCGCAGGATTTCCTTGACATTTCCACGATATGTTTCAAGAATTCTCTCTCTTGTGTATTTCCCATTTTTGTATGCACCTAATTGTAAAAGTTTTTCATCTATGATGTTCTCATAAATAGTAGTCCCATCGCGTTTTGTACGCGGTTCAATCCACTGGCAGCAAAGTCCCAAGCTCATTAAGAATCCTTTGTGTCTAGAAGAGCGTTATCTAGTTCATACTGTACGCTATCAAGTGCTTTCTGTCTAGCTTCTTCTATTGAATCCGCTTCGCCTTTTTCTTCTACTTTTATGTGCCACCAATATTTTCCATCCTCTTTTGGTCCACCAATTATGATTTTAATTGGACCATTATCGCCAATAATCTTTACTCTACCAGCGTGTTTTAAATCTATAGTAGTCCAATCAATTTTTGACATAAAAAAGCCCTCTTGGCAAGAATGCCAGAAGGCTTTTAAAGTGTAAAATTGTTTTTAAAGTTTTCCGTGATCGGGCACAGAAAATCCTGTCTTTGGAATAATTAGTTTTCCGTTTTCGTGAACAATGATACCATCAAACATCAATTCTGACACTGCAATTTTTAATTGAGTACGGTAATCACCACCTCTTGGTTTTGCAAATGGTTTGCCGGTAGCTTGTTCATAAATATCTTGTAAATATGGCGATGGAACTGGTTTCAACTCAGCTAGATGTTCTTCACCTGATGTCCCAACAAATTTTTTATAATTCTTTTTGATGTTATCAAAAACACCTTCTTTAATAACATGATTCTTTATTTCTTCTCTGATTATGTTTCTCAAATAACTTTCTGTAATTTTCATTTAATTCTCCCAAATTTTTGTAATTTATTTTTTATTTTTACTTTTAACATTTTTAATTAACTTCTCAAGCTTTTCTATTCTTTCTTCTAAATCTTTTATTGATGTTTCTTTATTAAAGAGACTTGATTTTTCATTTTCTTTCCCTTCAAGCGCAGACAATCTCGCAGATAAAGAAGCAAATTTTGCGGATGCTTTAACTTGATGTGTTTTACAGTCAGTAGGTTCTTCTTTTTCTTCTTCTGGTTTAGAATCACCACTTTTACCTTTGACTTTTAATTTGCCCTTAATGAAGCTTTTAGCTAAATTCATTAGGGCGGGAGTACCAGCAGAGGATACGGCACCGGCTAAAGCACCGATTGTAGCCGTAATTGCAGTTGCGTGATCCTCTGCTGGTTGTGGCTTAGGAATTACCGGATCTGCTTTTGGTTGCTCCACAACGGCAACCATTTCTTGCACACCAGCATCCATTTTTTCTTCCTGTTTAACAATTTGTTGTTCATCGCCAAAAAAAGAAATAGAATCTAGATCTTGACGATCAGAATATTTTGATAATTCTGCAAGATCTTTTATTTCTATCTTTGTGCCATCTTTTAATGTAACTAATGCTTTTTGCTCTGCCATGTTATCTTATCTCTATGATAAATTGATCTTTTTTGACACCTTTTTCTAATATATATAGTTCAGCTTCTTTTGCAAAGTCTTTTGATAGATTACCTTTATTATAAAATATGATTTTAATATTTTTTAATTTACTATTTTTTAATAATGCAACTGCCGATGAATCAAGTATTGGTATGATTTTTTTCTTTTCTTCTGGTTCTTCTTTCTTAAAGAACTCTTTCTTTTTTGGTTTTTCAATAACTTTCTTTTCTTCTTCTTTCATTTCAAACTTAAAACAGTCAGGCATATTTGAGCATTTAAATTCTTCTGCTCTGCGATACCAAAAAAAATTAACACATCCATAGCTATCTTTTTCTACTGGTGTCCAATCGCATTCTACTGCATCGCTTTTTAAAGCTAATAAAAATATTAATAAAAATAAACGGCGCATGTTTGTTCTCCGTTTTAATTTTATTTTTTCTTTCCTTTTACAGCTTTAGCTTTTTGTTTTAAAGCTTCGGCTTTTGCTTTCGCTTCGGCTTTAGCAAGTTCAGCTTTTAATTCTAATTCTTTCATTTTTTCTTCGTGCTTTTGTTCGCTTTTCTTTTGCCAGAATTTCCAACCGGCACCACTACCTAGCAAAACAACAACAACTAGCACAACTGCCACAACTGGATTGCCGCCAGTTAATTCTTTTAATTGTGCTAATTCGCCAGCCATAGTTTGTGGTTGAGCAACGCTTGCAACTGTTTCTGTGTTTTCCATCTCCTTTCTCCCATATTATAAGACAGGACCAGAAGTAAATCTGATCCTGTCAAATAATTAGTTAAATTTTATTAATTAAGCCACTTCTTCGGAATCTGTTTCTGATTCTCCATCAATATTATAATAATTTTTTGCTTCACCTTGACGATTCTCAAATTTAACTATTACTTCCTCTTCCATGACCTTGTAAACAGTCTCACGGAATGCTTGATCTTCCATTAACTCATCCCATTGAGAGGCTTGGAATTTCTTTGGTTGTCCACTAATTTCAATTTCATACCAAGCACCCATTTGCTTAATAAATGGTTTAATAGCCTCAAACACACTTTCATGGTCTAGAATACCAATTTCCTCACCAGCCCATAAGATACGGAATGTGCATTCACGACCAACGGTTCCAAATCTTGATTTCTCAAGACGAACTTTTACCTCATTACCAATTCTATATCCATTTCTATCATGAACATATGAATCCTTGCCTTTTCTACCTGTTAGCCATAGTCTTAGGCTATAAGCAAAAGCAAGACCTTTACCACCGGGAGTTGAATATCTCTCGGAGTCGGTTAGGTACTTAATATTACCTGTAACACTAAGGTTATGCTTAAGCTGGTTTAGAACTATCAAGGTTGATTGTGAATTAGCTATCGGCATGATGATCTTTGATAAGCCTTTTGCCATAATACGTGGCTTAACTGCCATGCTTTCATTTGGGTTGAAAGTTCCTTCAATGTCTGTCTTTGAAGGCGTTAGCGCAAACGAATCCCAAATAAACAACATCCTATTTTGATTATTCTTCAACAATTCTTCGATTGTTTCAAGAACAAATTCAACGCTCGTTGCTTGAACGTATAGCATTTTTGAAACATCAAGACCAATTTTCTCCCAGAACGTTGGATCAATCGCGCTTTCTGAGTCAAAATAAATTACATCAATCCCTTTTTTCTGAGCGTTTGCAGCAATTTGCGCTGCCATGTAGCTTTTACCAGAGCCTTCCATACCGGCAATTTCTGAAATCTTACCAACTGGTATCCCAGCTAGTTTACCACGACAAACAATTGAATCTAGCCAGCGTGAGCCAGTAGAAATCCAATCAGTAACTTCTGTTGGGCTTTCTTGCAATAGGTCAAAAGATACCTCTTGACCAGCTTTTTTATTAATAATTTTTCTTAGTTCGTCTATTGATACTTTTCCTGCCGGAACGCTTTCTTCTTTCTTTTTAGCCATATTATTCTCCTAAGTAAAAGAGCCACAGACTTTTGATCTGTGGCTCAGTCTACATCATAACTAATTTAGTGTTAAGCGTCTAAATCCATATCTTCAAAGGCTTGTTCAAATTCAGATTTAGCCTTTACAGACTTTTTAGCTTGTACTGGCGTTGCTCCAAACTTTTTAAGTTCTGTAGAGGTTTTTTCTACTTCTTCTTCTGATTGATCAGAAGCTAGGAATGTTACTACGATTTTCTCTACTTCTTCTGAAGTCTTACGAGCAAATAGAGTGTTGAAGTCTGGAATTTGCTTTAATAGCTCCGCAGCCTTAGCTGGTCCTTCATCTGTTAGCTTTGATGAATTACGGGCAGCTGTAACATTTGTATCGGCGTACTGCTTACCGTTAGCTTGTTCTTTTAGAAGGAACATATCTACGCCCTTATCTGGGTCTGTGATATCTCCATACTCCTCGTCAAGAACATATTGTAGAAAAGCCTTGTACACAGTTTGGCTATAACCAAATACTCTAACACCTTCAGTTTCTTCGCCTCTTACATAGATAGCAGAGTAGAAGCGTTCCTTGGCACCGATGTCCTTAGCCATCTTCTTACCATCTTCTGATTTCTCTCTATAAAGCTTTGCAACTAGATCACAAGCTTCACAGTGTTCGCCATAGTTCTTCTTTGGGCACAGAAAACCCTTAGCGTCAATTTGGTAGTGAAAGTAGAACTTCTTGAATGGATCACCATCCTCTGGACAAAGAACGCGAATCTTTGTCTTTACTCCATCCTTAAGCGAGAAAAACTTGTTATTCTTATCGCTTGGTAGGTTCTTCTTTTGGGCTTCGTCTTGCTTCTGTTGCATCTTTTTCATATCAATAGCCATTTGTATTCTCCTTGTCGGTCAGTGTCCCTGCCGACTGTTGTAAGACTCTAGCACGGTCTGCGCTAGAGTTAAAGCACAAATTTTTTAGTTTCTTTTTTTACTTCACCTAAAACAGTTTTCCAATTAAAAATTCTTATTTCTTGACTTTCTAAATCCCAAACTCTTTCTAAACCATCTTGTAACGGGTAAGTTTTTTTACCAGTGAGTTTGCTCTCTAGAAATAGCTTAGGCATTTCTGCTAATTTTACAAATTTCATTTTTCTCAGAGATCCATCTTGCTTCTTGAACACGCCTTCGTAAACATCTAATTCAACCTCTGTCATTCTTGAATCCTTTGACTAAAAGCGTGTATAAAACAATAATCTTGCTCTTGCTTTGTAGAGTATATTGTAAAGCTTACTTTGCAATTGTCAACTGCTTTTGCAGTAACTAATGATTTAATATTTTTTAGAATAGAACCATCAGTTTTTAATTTTTCTTCGTTAAACACAAAATAAAAATATTTATCACTTATATTTTGTAAGTTATATAAATAGTTCTCTACATTATTTTTTATATCGTAAACACCAACCGTACATATCCTTGCTATATCTTTTGGTGTTGCTATGTTCCCAAATATACCATCAGTTGTTTCGTTTGTTAAGATAAAATTTAAACAATTAAATATGTATTCGTTTATTTTTTGATAATATCCTATAACTGGTAGGTCGCCTAATATGTTTTCTACATTTGGGTTACTAACTAAATATATTTTCTTAAATATACCAGATCTAGCATATTCCTGTAAGACATTAAAAGTAAGTTTTTCCTGTAATAAATTATTACCAGCTAGAGAATTAGTCTGTGGTCTTATGTAGATTATATTTAATTCTCTCTCTTTTAACTGCTGAAGTATACGCAGTGATGCTCCAGATATCATTCCAGAGCCTCCTACTATCAGGAACGCTCTATCTCCAATTTTATCTAAATAATTTGATAGGCTTGGAGCATTTTTTTCATAGTCTTCGGGTGTTTTTTGTTCCTTAACAGGAATACAGTTTTCACCCTCAATATTTTTATCTATCAAAATAACATTATATTTCTCATCACCTTCAAATAATTCAGCGATGTTGCAACCAGCGTTTCCAAGTCCAATTATAGTCATATTATACCTTTAGTTTTATTTTCTTCATTTCACCGTAATTCTTTCCAATCTTAACATTAGCTAGAAATTTACCGTATTTAGTATCTTGCACAATTTTTAGAATCTCTAAAACGTCATTTTTTTCATCATCTGCTAGGTCCAAGACAAATTCATCGTGTAGAAGAAAAGAAATAAATGTCTTCTTACCTTTTAGATAGTCGTCTACCTTTAATATTTGCCTGTGATACAAATCAATAAAAGTGCTTTGATTTAGATAAGGAATAGCATGATGTTCATCGCTTTCAATCTTACGTCCAAAAGGAGTATGAACATAGCCATCTACCCAATACAATGTCTTCAAAGAGTTTTTATCAAAAAGAGCATCTAGTTTTGGAGCATACTTCTGATAAACTGGGTTGCTTGAATTATAAAGCCATTCTGTGACAATTTTTTTCGTGTCTGTTCTATTCAAGCCTCCTAAAATGTCTCTGCCAATCCATTCGTACATATCTTCTTGTGGTTGCTCTTTGTTTAAGAGGGCTAAAGATGTTCTGAATTCAGCCGCGTTGACATCAATTGATACAAACCAATCATTTTGAGGTTTTAGCGCACCTCTATAGGCTTTTTGAAAGTTTTGAATAGGAAAACTATTTTGCTTAGTTGAGAGCCGACCGGTGATTGATCCATAAAGATTATAATTTACATATTTTTTAGCATCGCGGATACGATGAAAATAGGATAAATCTCTTTCGGTAATAATATTATTTTTTAGCACATCAAGATCAATGTTTAATTCTCTGAATTTGATATCTGTTAAAAGCTCGTTGAAACGTCTGAAAAATTCGTACTCCTGTGGTTTAGGGTATGTCTTTAAAACATGTTCTGTTATTTCATTTTTTAAAAAACAATATTCCAACAGAAATTTTTTTGGCACCAAATCGTAAAAACAATTTTCTCTCAATGAGACTTTTGCTTCTTTGAAAGATGCAAGAAAAGCTTTTAACTTGTAATTAATGAAATCCCAATTTTCTTTCAAATTATCAGGGCACACTTCTCCAAGAGATTTACCCTCACAATAAAGTTGTGCATAGTCAATATTTCTACCTTTTAGGAAGGCAGAATATGACCAACTTTTAGTTAAATTTTCTGGAATTTCTTTTATTAGATCATTCTCAATATAAATAGCAACACAATTTTCTTTATCATCCAGAGCTTGAAAGATCATTTTTCACCTAAAATTTGAATTCATCTTGCATGAAGATTGCTTTGTTGATCATCTTCTCTCTATCTATAGCACGCCTGTCTGTTCTGTCAACATCAAACAAATTAGAAGTTATGTTATTTATATAATCTACGGATGACCTGATGTTATAGGTTTTATTATAGGCTAATGCTCCTCTATAATATTTATCAAATTCAAGTTGATTCCATTTTTGTCTTGTTTCTAGCGCTCTAAAATATAGTAGAAGTCTTATCCAATGTTCAGTAGGAAATATATCATTTATAATTTCTATGTTTAGTATTTCTCTGGTTGTTTTACCAACAAATATTTCTCTTGTTTTAACAGATTCTTTACCGCTAATAACTTCTGTATTTGGAAAAATAAAAGTATTATAAAACTGCAAAAACATAAACTTTAATAATTCTAATTCTGTAGTTTCTTCATACTTTTTACCAATCATTGCTTTGACATATCTTTTATTATAAAAAGATTCTTCGCTATCTATACCATTTCTGGCAAAATATCCATCCTGTATTTGATACCCGCAAAGATCAATTAAACCAGTTTGGTTAAGCATAGATTGTTTTGTATTGAATATTAATCTCCAAGGAGCGTTCTTGTCAACTAAAAATCCAAATCTATTTGCTGATTCTAGATAGAATTCAAAATTTTTATCTTTTATGTATTCATCATGTTTTATCTGATCGTTGTTAAAAGAGTTGCTTCTAAGATCTACTATAAGTCCAGATACATATGGGCTACAATATATGCTTTGCAAAAAAGCGGTTCTAGTGAAGGGAATTTGTTGTATTTTAATAAATTTAGAAATTATGTCAATAAAAATCTGTGAAAAATCTTTAACATTGTTTATTTTATTATTTTGTTCTTTGGTTATAAATAAAGCAAAATCATCGTAAACAGATTCAATATAATTTTGATATTCTAAGTGAAAGGAAACATAGGCTTTTACAGGAAAAAGATTAGTAAAAACGCTATCTGGAGCGATTTTACCAAGACCAGCTCTGAAGTATTTTTGAAGATCAACATACGCTTGAGCCGGTATATCCAAAAGCATTAGATCGGCATTTGATAAAATGGGTGATAAAAAATTAGTATCTATGAAAATAGAACTGTTTTTATTATCAATTCTACCATAAAAACGATCATTAAATTCTAGTGTACTTATTTTTTTGGTTTCTCTATTCAAAAAAATTGTGTCATATGTATCTTTTTTTCTAAAAAAATCTGCTAAAGATTCTTTTTCTTCAACATTTAAAATAAAATTATTTTGTAATGGCATTATTATTTACCGTCAATTGGTGGTTTTCTTTCTTCTATCTGTTTAATCTGTGCGGATCTATCTTGTACTGCTTGCGATGTAGTATCTTTTTGTTTAGCAGAACCAGCAGCATTCTGATCTCTTCCGTCCATTGAATAAAGTAGAGTAACTGATATTTTTGTCGAAAAAGAACCCGGTTCTATAGAGTGATAAACTTTATTTACGTTATAAATACCGCCAACACCAAATTGCACTACTTCATCGCGTCTTGCGTCTGGTGCGCTCAATAAAAATGTAGGGTCTACGAAAACTTTAGAACCAGCAAAGAACAATGTATTACCGAACATTTCTATATCACCATTAAAAAGGCCAGATCTAACAAATGGATTTCCTCTAGATAGATCTCTATTGTTTTGAACAGCTATAACTGCTAATTGAGATGATATTTGAGACTTAGAAAAATTAACTTTTTTAAATAAGCCTTTTTCTGCGCCTATTTGTACGTCTATTATACCGCTTGTGTCTCTTGTGCCATAATCAAGAATCTTTCCTGTTATATTATCCATTTGCCTAGTAGTAATATAATAATAATTTATTAGATAGCTTTTATTTGCCAATTCTTGTCGGAATAAAATATCGGCTTCAACACTTTTTAAGACAAATGGCAAAAGATGTCTTTTTCTTTCCATAAGTTCTTGATATGGAACTCTAGAAAAAAACTCTACTTCTGTTTGTTTATCGTCAGATGGTACAGTTCTGGCGCTGCAACTGCCTATTGTAATGTCGCCAAAATGTTTTTTCATTTGAGTACCAAATACATTACCAACCATCGAATCAAAAACTAATTCTTTAAACAGTTTTTCTATAAAGAATTGTAATTGTATTACTTTTACTTTTTTATTTATGAAATGCTCAAATAGAAATTTTTTAAATCTTTCTAAAGAGATTGGTAAATCTGCTAGATTTGCTACATTTGGAGGTCCATATTCAAAAACTTCCACACCATCTTTATTTTTTACTTTTTTAACATTTGAATAAGTAAAATTTCCAAGTAAAGGAACAGTTGAAGCCAAATCTTTATCATTTGTCAGGCAACCAAACGCATATTCAAGAATATCTCCTAAGAAAACGAATGTAATAATTTTATCAGTCTTGGAGTCAAATAATGAGCTTGTCTCTTTTTGTTCTTTTTGTTTTGCGGCACTATCTTTTTTCTTATTTTTTGATAGGTCTTTTTTAACAAATGCTTGATCATTTTCTACAGGGGGTACTGGTCCTACTTTTGTTATCTCTGGTGCGTCTAAACTAACAGCCCCTTCTATCGATAGGACTTTTGTATCAGATTCTATATTTTTTTCAAAATGAGTTTTTAAATTATCAAGAGTTTGTTTTTTAATTTTAAGAGTGTGTAACTTTGAATTACTAAATAAATCTTTTAAAAATTCTTTATAAATCGTATTTTCTTCTTGGGCAACTTTTTCTTGTAATCTTTTTATTGCTTCGTCTTTTTGTTTTTTAATTTCTAATTCTTTTTTTAAGAATTGCGCTTCCATACGAGTTAATTTCTTTTTAGTATTAATTTTAGTAGTAATAACGTTAGAGGTTTCAGGTATTTTCTCTATCTCTGCGATTTTATCATTATATGGAGCTATTCTTTTTAATATATCAAAATGATTTATAATTTTTCCATCATCGGTTTTGTAATATAAAACACTTGCTTCTGTTGAACTTAAATCAGTTATTGCTGCACCTAGATAATTTGCTGTTATGCCAATTTTACCTTCAGAATTAACATCTATTTCAAAATCTCTATGTCCTAAATAATAAGTGTATGAAGACCTTTCTAAAGCATATCTTATTTCTTGTATATCTGTTTCTTTTAAATCAGTTGAGCCATAATTTATTCTTCTTAGGGTTTTTTCATCATACGACCAACCTATTTCTAATTTTATTCTAAAAGAATTAGTATCTGACATTTCAGCTACCGTACCATCACCCTCTTTTGCAATAGCTGCATCTCTATTAAAGAAATCTTTGAAACAAACTTCTGCAAAAACATTCTCATCTTCCTCGGAACGAACAAGGAATTTTTTAAAGAGTATATTAAAGTCAGTAAAAAAATACTTTATTGAAGTAGTAAGAAAGGCTGGAACTATTTTTGAGGTTTGATCATCGATAGTTACGCTTTGTATGCCTGCACCATATGCCTTACCGTATTCTTTTAATAGAATTTCTTCTCCTTTGGTCGGCATGGATAATACATCTTCAAAAGGAGCTAAGAAAGTATAACTACTTCTATTAAGTTCTTTAGTTGTTATTAATTGTGGATTAAGAATTTTTTTTCTTAAATCTCCTTTATCAAAAACCCTTGTTTGAATAACTTTATAAAGCCTAACTTTAGGCATTATAGTGCTAAAAAAAACTGGTGTCGTGTTGACAAATTTATTAACTTTTTTTGGTCCAAATAAAAGATTCACAAAATATGAATTATCATCTGCATTTTGAGCGTCAATTCTTATAAAGTTTTTATAGAATGTTGCTTGCTCTAAAGTTTTTTTAAATTTTACAATATGGTCCAAATAAAGCAAAAGACCGCCTTGATCCTCTATCGTATAACCAGTTTTTGTTTCTTTATTAGCCATATTTAACCACCGTAGTAATAGCCTAAAGCTTTTTGTAGCGGTAATGGTATATAAATAACATCACCAATTGAATTATGCTGTTCTGTTGGTCTGGAATTGAACCAAGCTATAAGCCACCAGTATCTAAAATCATCATAATGTTTTTGCGACAAAACATAATATTTATCACCCGATGCCCACACATGAGGCGCTTTTATTAAGTTTATCTTCATACTATCAGTAACCTCTGTGATAGTTTGTGTACCATATTGATTTATAAATAATCTATTTCTATTTTCAAATGTTTTTTTATATTGCTCAGTAGCATTTTCAAAAACTCTACTATAGTCATATCTAGTAGCCATTTATTTATACTCCATATGGGAAATTTCTTGTTCTTGGAACAATTCTATCATTATCACCTTTTTCCCAACCAAGTGCATCTGTGTGCATGATATCAAGATTTAAATCTAGTTTATAAATCATTGAATATAAATTTCCATTTTTTGAAAAATAACCAGATTCAGTGTCGGTTTCATAACTTACACTATCCATTTTACAAATTAATTTACCGCTTTGATTATTTGATCTGGCTAGGTTTGCAAATTTAACCCCTAAAATTGGCGGTGTAGAGAGTAATAAGGCATTTCCTGTAATTATGCTTGCCGGTGTTGATTGACCAATTATTGTCGTTACATCCTGCGTAGTTGTAGGATTAAACTTAGATCTTTGATAAACAGGATATGAGAATTTTATTAATTTAGAGATTTTTCTAAAATTTAATTCGCCTTCTGCTGTATCTTCCGATGGGATATCAATCGCAATAGACATTTTTCTTTTTGTATTTTTATACAAATAAATTGGGTCCATTCTACCATATACGCTTTCACTAGACCATTCTTGTGAGTAGTTATCTGAAAATTTTGTTAAGTAGGCAGAAAAACTAACTGTTTCATTTGATGGCAAATGAGTTATTGATATAGAAAAATTTACATCTAATGCGTCCTGAACTGCTCTTGTAGACATTACTATCCTCCTTTAGCTACTTCTTTAACAGCCTTACCAACATGTTGTCCAACTATATCGCCTATTTTTGCAGCATCTAGTGAAACATTTATATTACCAGCCGCGAATGCACTTGCCATTTTACCCATAACATCAATTATTTTTTGTTGTTCGTTTTGCAATCTTTGTGTTTTTTCTACAGCATCTGCATATTCTTTTATAGCGTCTGCCATAGCTTTAACAGCAGTTGTTTGTTTTGGATCTATTTTTATTTTACTTAATTTAGGCTCTATAGCGTCCAAAGCTCTTCCTAAGTCATTAATAGAAGTAGCCAAATCTCCAGTCATAGCTTGCGTATTAGTTAATGCTAACTGACGATTTATATTAACAACACCATTTGCGTTTTGTGATGCAGCTTGCACAGAATTAGTAAATGCTGGCGCTCCTAAAGCAGTGGCACCAGCTATAGCCATACCAGTCAAAGGGTCTACTGCGCCAGCTACTACGGGAGCAGCAACAGGAGCAAGAGTCGCAGGAACACTTCCTGCATTCAATACAGATGTAACACCGGCAGCTACGGTTCCAGCAAGTGGACCTATTTTTTTAGCCTTTTCTTCAAGTATTGTTTTAAGATCTTCAAGTTGTTTTGCCCAATTAGTAGGCAATAAATCAAAAAAAGCATTAAGCTCTATCTTTGACGCATTAATTAAACTTTTTACATATTGAATAGTGTCTGGAGCTAGCTTTTGGTAGCTTTGTTTAATTCTTTCAATTGTGCTATCAAACCCAGCACCAAAACCAGCTGTTTCTGCCTCCATTACCTCTGTTAAAAGTGCTCTTTGGGTTTCTCTACCTTTATATCTTTCACGAATTTTAGCAAAATCTGCTGTTGTTTTCTTAACAAAATCCTCATAGCCTATTTCTAAAGCTTGTGCCCCTTCAATAAAAATTTGACCGGGTGCTGCTCTAAGCTTTCTTTCTGATTCTAATGCTGCTTGTATATTTTCTTCTGGTAGGGCTAGTAGTTCTAGCTGACCCCTTCTGACGCCTTGAACAACTGACCTATATGTAGTAAAGCTATCTTGTATTTTTTGAGAATCTTGTTCTGAAAAGCCTATAATGTCACCTAATTTTTGACCATTTATTTGAAAATTTAATAATTGTTTCGCGCCGTCCTCTGTATAGAGTAATAAACTCTCAAATCCTTGTCCAAAAGCACCACCCACTTTTCTAAACGCTTCACCTATTGGTCCCGGCATATCTGTAAATATATTTTGTATGCTGTTCGCGGTTTGTGCTAAACGGTTTTCCGTCATAACAGAATCTGCTGCTGCCTGTGTCATAATAGAAGAAACCATAGACCTAACACCTTCATTTTTTTGAGCAACTGCATCAAGTGTTTTTGCCATAAGTTCAATCTTATTAACGTTAGCCTCTAGAGCCTTATTCAAATCTATATATTTTAAACCAAGCGCGTCTATTTGATCTTTTTTTGCCCCCATACGTTCTGTGACTGTTGTGGCAGCTGCGGCGGCTTGTTTAATTCCAGTTATAGCATCTCCTTTTGCTTCTATACTTAATTGTCCTTCTTTGAGAGCCTTTCTGTCTTCTTCAGACATTGTAGTTATTTTTCTAAAAGTCTCTAAATCAATATTAGCTGATTTCGCAACCAACATTTGTTCGCGGGCTGAAAGGTCTGTAAACCCCTTGCCAGTTGTCTCTTTCATTTTCTCAAAACGGTCTACAAATAACTGCAATCTTTCAATAGGATCACTTATTAGCAAATCTTCTGTTGAGAAAAAACCACCTTTTAATACGGTGTTTAACTTACCAGCAGAATCAGCAGCTTCTTCAAAAGTATCAAATTGTGAAAATTGAGTAATAAGCTGCTCAGTACTTATTTTTAATTTAGTAGCAACCGCTTCCGTTTGTGCAAAGATCCTCATAGAATCTTTACCAAATTGAATCAATTTTGGCATTGCTGCTGCAAAATCTTTCATAATAACGCTTGGCGGTTGTTTTAAGCCTTGTGCTAATTTAAACATTGATGCATTAAGTTTTAAAGCCTCAGTATTATTGAAACCAAGGGTTTTTGTCATTAATGTAATGTTTTTAGCATTAGTAGAATAATCTAAGCCAAGCTTATTTAACATGGCAGACTGTACTGCCATAGTAGTTTGCATTTCTTCTTTTAAATTTAAGAAATTTGGTATTCCTTCTGTTAAGCTTTTGAATGCCTCTGCTGATTCTCTATAGTCTATACCAAGACCTCTAACGGCAGATGAAAATTTTCTTAAGACTGGCACTCCTTCATTAGCTAAACCAGTAAACGCAGAAAAAGAACCTCTTGCTTCATCTATTTTTTCATAGACGCGCATTGCATTTTCTGCAAGTTCTTTTAAACCAGCATTAAAATCATCTATTTGTTTAGCATCATTACCGCTTCCAACGCTAGTATCACGGCTTTGAGAGCCACCGTCGCTGCGACCACCTGCTCTAATAGCTTTTTCAAGTATTTCTTGAAGATCTCTTTTTTGGTCTTTATCAAATGGCATATTTTATTTCCTCAACAGATAAAATAAATAGTAAACAAATAAAAAACGAAACCTATTACTAGGTTTCGCCCTTTATTATTTAGCGTTTTTTATTTGTTCTGCTTCTTCTTGAAAGTGCCTAATCAGTCTTTTAAAAAACCAGTTTCTTAAACCAACCGGTAAATTGTAAAGCTCTATCAAGCTCCAGCCACCTCTATGTTTCATTATAAAAAACTGCTCATAGACAGTTTCCATATACCTACTGTTGAGGCCAAAAAAACTCCAAAGTAATTGGAGCCTCCAATTCTTCGGAATGACCACATTTATTACATTCCATCTTATAAGGGAAAGTTACAGTTGGCATAAATTCCTTATATTTTACCCTTAAAAATTTAGAATCCTTAACCGGCAAAGACTCTAAAACTTGCTTGATTTGTTCTTTATCTGTTATTGAAGAAATAGAAGAAACCATCATTGATAATTGCGATGTGATTAAGGAATCGGCGCTACTTGCTCTATCAAATAGCGATGCTTCATCTTTTCCAATAACGGATTTTAATTCTACCGGTAAACCGCTTGCAGGTAGAGTTAATTTAATAGTGCCGTTTTCTGAAATCTCTATTTCTTCTTTTAGCCCATTTACTCTTGGAGATTTTGTTAAGTCATAAGAATAACTTTTCTTAGTTTTACATTCTCTACATGAAACATCCACAGAGTATTCTGAGCCATAAGCTGATATTCTTGCAGCTAAGAATATTGCTGCTCTATCAGAAGATACTAGATCTGTTGATTTTATTGATTTATCAACAATAATAGAATCTAGGAGCTTTTCTAAAACAATACCGTTTTTGATAAAATTTTCAGAGGTGAGAATATCTTCCTCTTTTGCAGTCATTTGTTTTATTTCTATTGTTGTTTTGTCTCTTAAAGGATGACCAACGGGGTAAAGCTTACCTTTTGATGGTAACTCTACCAATTCCGTTGGCATCACAAAATCTAGTACATTTTTTGTCCCCGCTGGGGTTGTTACATTTTCTGCTTGATTATTAAATAAGTTTGATAAATCATTATTACGCAATTATAGCCTCTTTTCTTTTATAGCCCAGTTGGTAGATAAGTATTGCCACCAGCACCAGTGGTATTCCAAATTTTGGCATAATCATATCTGATTGTTAAATCTACTGTTGAAAAATCTTCATTATCATAAGTTAATTGAGAAAAATCAACGCTTCCAAACATAGAATTATATAATGTCCATTCTTCTATAACATCTTTACCTAATACTGGCTCACCTGTAGCAACTTCTGGCGCTAACACTTTTATTTGTATTTGTCCAACGTGTTGTGCCATAGTAGCCTTTGAAAGCGTTTTTAGATTAGTCTGGGGGTCAACTGGAACGGCATACCCGCTCTTATCTAAGCCATTCATCATTAATTTTGCTATATCAAGCACAGGTCCGGTACTAATTTTTGCGGCTTTAGGATCTGATTGATTTATATAATCGCCACCAGATCCACCAGCATCAACAAATTTCATTTTTACTTCTTTCCACTTAACTCTACCGGGATAGTTAAATTGATGATTTAAGTATTGAAATTCTTTAAAGCTTACTTCAAATGATGGTCTATCTACTGATGTAGCAAACATAGATAACTGACCAGCTTGTGGGAATTCGCTAAACGTGCCTCCAAATGTTACTAAATATCTAAAACTTCTTTTAGGCTCTATAGTTAATTGATTCCAAAATGCCATCTTTTTATTCTCCTAGATTAGTCTGTAAATGAAGCACCGCTTCTTGTAATTATAAAATCAACAGCTATAAATTCAATTGCTCTAGCTGGCTTTAAGTAAATTTTAGCATACAAGATATTTCTATCTATTAAATCATCTGTTGTTGTAGTGCTATCCAAAACAACTTTATAATCTGTTAGCCCTAGATTTGATTTTATGCCAGATAAAAATGTTTCTGCTGCGCTTCTAAATCTTGCCCAAGTTACTTCTACGTTTTGATCAAACAAGATGCCTGATGCAATCAATGAAATTCTCTTTTTAGCAAAGATTAATAATCTGCGAACATTAATTCTGTCAAGTGCAGAAGGAATTATTTGTAGTGTTTTTTGACCAAACACAACTATGCCTTCATTAACAAAGTTTGCAATTGGATTAATATTTGCTTCATACAAATCATCGCGTTGTTTTGCAGTTAAGTGAAGGGCGGTATCGGTAACTTTAAAACCAGCAGCAAATTTAGTTCTTGAATCTGGCTCTTTTAGCCCACCACGATTAAACCCTGCTGGAGCAAACCATACAGCATTGCTTTTCTTTTCTGAACTTGCTAAAGTTCCGACAGCAACAACTGATGGTGGAACCCAAACGCCCAATGTAGGACCAGATGATTGCGGTACGGACATTTTAACCCAAGGGAAATATGTAGCACCGTAGCTTGAATTTAAAACTCTTGATCTTAGATTGCTAACCGCAGTTCTTACGTTTGTAGGTTTAACGCTTTCATGACCTGATACGTTTTCATGTGCTGGTCTATAATCACCAGTTAAATCAATGATGGCTAATGCATCGCCTCTTGTTTGGCAATTGTCAACAACTAATTTTGTTAATGATTCATTTGTCAAGCCGGGAACTGCCATTAGGTTCATATTAACTCTTTCTGGGTCTTTTACCGTGTTAATAGCAACCTTATAGCTATTATAGACATAAGAATTTTTATCAGTTGAACTACCATTCATAGCCGCGTTTTTAAATGCTTCTCTTTCAGTAACATCTAAGCCGTCAAAACCACCATGTAAAGCTACTGCAAATTGGTTTATAACAACTGGTGTATCGCCAAGGAATGCATTTGACCCTGTTGGAAGAACACCGTTTCCATTAACTGCTGTATAAGATGTACCTGCATACCTTGAACCAGTTGCCCAAGTTGCTGTTGACGCTGCTCCCGCTGGAGTGTTTACGCTGGCCGAAACGTCGTCTAAAGTAAATACAAACGAGTATTCAAACGAGCTACCAGTTGGAACATAAAACTCAGATCTGCCTAAAGGTCTTAGAGCATCAACGTGGAACATATCATTAGGCGCGTTAACATAGGCATTTATACCTTTTGCAATACCAAAAAAGTTTGATGTTGAATCATCTTTTGCCCCGGCAACTGAGGCTACAGTTGACATCTTTGGAAACACCAAAGAGTGTGTTGTCTGCACTGCACTTCCAGTATAGCCAAATATAACAGCACCGTTATCGTTTACTGTGCCAGCGTATCTACCATAATAGCTTGAGCTTAGAAGATAAGATGTAGAACTAAATGTTGATGCTGGTTTTAATTCTATTTTCTTTGGTCTTGGTGGGCCAAAGAAACCGAATGGCAATAAGCCTTCACCATAAACTTTATTAGCGATACCTTCTGCTAATTCTACTCTTATGATTGAAGATTGATTATCAAATTCTCCATACTCAATCAATCTTTCTTCTGTATAATTCCATTCAACATATTTATCGCCAATTTTACGACCAATGAAATTTTCTGAAGAGGCGTCTAAGCTACAACCTGTAAACTCTTCAACGATCACCAATTTAGAATCGGTTGAGTTAATTTTGCAAACAGTTACATCGAAAGAGCCATATTTTTCTAAACTAGAGTTTGGCCCTTTAATATTGCTAATGTTAATTTTATAATTTTCTTGTTCAAATTCACCTTTGCTAATTGATACAAATCTAAACAAATTTTTTGTACCAAGATCTACTTTATTAACGGTAGAATCAGAACTTAAATATTCTGTTTCGGTTTGTGCGAAAGATCCTGTTGACTCTTGATGCTGTGAAAAGATCCAACCGGATTTAGCGTATTGGCAACCAAATTCAAAACTCTTTGGATCTAGATCATCTATAGCCTTCAAAGGAATTATAGCTGCGGCTAAATTATTAACTGTACCGGCATCTGCTGTTAAATTTTCATTTAAAAACTTTTCATAAGTTTCGCCAAGCCAATAATTTTTAACGTCTGAAACGCATTCAGAATTTGTAGAAGTTGGGTTTACATTAAAATTCTTTCTGATAAACAAAGGACTTTCTGGGTTCATATTAAATTGAACTCTAGAAGATGCACCAGATTTAGAAAAAACTACTGCTGTAAAGCCTTTATTGACTGTATCGCTTGACTTAACCCAAACGGAGGAACCAGAGATAATGCCAGATCCAGTTAAAGGAGCGCCTTCTAACAAGATACCACCGCCATCTGCAACGTAAAATATACCAGCTACAAATGAATTTTCTTTAAACCCGTCAAAATCAGTACCAAGAGACTCTGTTAGCTCTGCAACAACTAAAGCATAAGCACCAGCATTTGAACTAATGGAGGAAGCGGGAGAACCAACTTTCCAACCAGCTTTACCATCTACCGTCGCTTCAGAATGTTGAGCACCAAGCATACGTACAACCGTAATCGCGGAAACATCAGCATCTAAATGTGCTTCTGCTGCGATTGATGCATAAGATGGAGCTAATTTTGAATTTCCTTCTCTCCAAACATCGCCAACTGATTCTTCGCCTGTTATTTTTGCGCCAAATACATCTTCAAGTTCTTTTTTGCTTTGTATAATGGTAGGTATAAATGCTGGTCCTTTAGAAAATTTACCAACAATGACAGGGCCTATCTCAGTTGTGGTTGGTGCTAAAACGCTTCTATCAATCTCCTTTACTTGCACGCCGGGAGATACGAATTTATAGTCTTTAATTGGCATATCTTTTAGTCTCCTTAAAACTTAAAGCAATGAATTATAAATAATTAGTATTATCTCTTTCCAAAGTCAAATTAATATTATGTTATTGAATAGCTGCTAGTATTTTCATTCACCGCTATTAATCTAAAGCCTGTATTTGGTGCCGCAGCTGCGCTTATTGTTACCCAAACTGCCGATGAACTTACTTCCATGTCTACAGCGACTAAATCATTTATCCATCTACCATTTTCATCAATCATAACGTCAGCCGTAATATAGTTGAAATCTGCTGTTGGAAAAGCTGTTTTACCGCTTTCTTGAGTCAGCGGTAAAGAACCAGACCATTCGCCATTCACATCAAGAGTACCACTATATTGAAATCTTAAAGCCTTATACGCACTTTGAACTGAAGCTGCTGATAGTCCTGCGTTTGTTAAGGCGGTATCAATTGCATGTAGGGCAGTGTCTAAATTAACAACATTATAAGTTACACCCTCTACAGTAACATTACTTGGTGTAAGTGAAATATTTGTAAAACTAGCAGAGGTGTGCAGAGAAGCAGTAGCAGCAATGGTTAGACTAGAATTAACTGCAACACCAGCTGAACCGCTAATTAATACTGGCTTTAATTTATTAACAACTAGATCTGCCGAAGATGGTGTTCCGCCTATTGTTTTTTGAAATTGCCAATCGCTACTTGAACTTACCCACAGCAATGAGGCAGTTTCGTAATTACCTCGATTTACATAAAGACCACCAGTAGCCGAATCATAAGCGGCTTCACTTCCGCTTACTTTATTTACAACTATAATATTATCTTTGACTTCTAATACTTCTGTATTTATAATAGTTGGTGTTCCTCGCACAGTCATGTTACCCTGTACGTCTAAATCACCTATAATTATGGCATCGCCACCTACAGTTAAATCGCCACCAGCCTGCAAAGCAGAAGAACCGCTGATACTGCCGCCTGTTACTGATAAAGAACCGTTCCCGCCAACTGTTATAGAACCACTAGTTGTGGTAGAACCGGTGAGTTGAGTGCTAACTCTTGATCTAAGAGCGCCGACATTGTTCGCACCAGCGACAAGATCGCCTGTTATGCTTGCTCCACCACTGTTAACAGTAATACCATTAGAATTAACAACTAAACCAGTGTTATTGTTAATAGTTACGCCACCATTATTAACAATTAAACCAGAAGCACCAGTAACTGCAATTGCGGATGCACTTAAAGGAACGTTTATAGTTACTTTACCTGTTGCCAATGATCCTGACGCTTCAAAAATTACATCATTACCATCAACTTTTTGTAAATTTTGTTTTGCGTTTAAATCAGTTAAAGACCTAACTTTTCTTCTAGTAGTAGCCATATTTTATTCCTCTGTTATTTTTATAAATAGTATTAAGAAACATCATAAGCAGTTGGATTTTCGTTGATCGCCAATAATTTATAAGAACCAGATGTTGCTATATCTGGGGCGTACATACCAACATATACTTGTGATGCGCTAGTAAATAATTCATATGCTATGATATCATTAGCCCAATTTGCAGAACCACTTTCTTTAACCATCAAATTAATAATAAAATAATCTTGATCTGCAACAGGAAATGATGCACTCCCGTATTGTGTTAATGGTAAGGCTTCTTCAGCGTATCCTTCTGCGTCGAAAGTTCCAGTAACTTTATATCTTAATTTTTTATAATTTGCATTAACAACAGAAGTGCTTGCGCCGCCACCAGATGAAGCGGATATATTAGTTAAATATCTACCGTCACCAACAAAAAAAGAAGCAGTTATTGGAAGAGAAGAACTAACAGTACCATTATTTAAAGTTCCTGATATTCTAAAAAGAATATTACCATCAAGATCTTGTTTAATGACTTGTTTTCTAGTTAAGAGATCCGTAAGAACTTTTACAGGCTTAACTGCCATTAATTATTCCTCTATACCGTATTGCCTCTTTATTTCTTTAAGATTTTTAAGAAATTCTGGCTGTATGCCTTGCAAACGAGCTTTTTTATTTAATATATCTTTAATTAGTTCCAATTGATGTTTTTGGGAATTTAAAATGTATAAAGCTTCTTCTTTGGAAATTTTTTCTTTATCTATTCTAACTCGAAATTCTTTTAATTTTGTTCTCAACAAGTAAACCCAATTTGCAACTTGTATGAAATTAAAACTAGACTTCATATTCTTCTTCGCTTTCTGCCTCAATTTCTGCTATAATTTTGTCATATTTTTTATACATTTTATCTACTTCATCTAATATTTCCTGTTTATTTTTCATCAGGATTGATTGAGATTTTATGTCTTTAACGTGTGATAAAATTAACTTTGTCATTTCGTCAAAATCTTTTAATAAATATGTAATTTTACGTTTCATAAATACCTCAAAATATAAATAGTATAAAAAAAACAGGGTGGCACTTTAAGCCACCCTGCTAAAATAAATTTTAAATTATTTTATTATTCAAATGGCTTTTCGTTAACAACAATTAAACGAATTTCTGTGTTTGTTGAGGCTGCTGGAGCGTCAATCACGATATATGGATACCATGCAGTATCACCACCTGCGCCTTGTGAAGCAGTTATTTTAACGCTTGTTAGGTCATTAAGCCAACCGTCGTCGCTACGAACGGCAACATCAATTGAAAGATATCTTGCTTCGTTAATAACTGTGCTTGCCGTGGCATTGGAAATTTGAACATAACCACCAGTAACGTATGCCGTGCTCATAGAGCCAGCATCAAGATTACCAGAAAGAATAACTCTAATACCGTCTTGTCCTGATGTCTTTACACCCTGCACGGCAGAACGTCTGTTGTTATATGTTTCTGTTGATACACCGCTATTTACTTGTCCCTCTAAGCCTTCAATCTCGCCACCAAGAGCAATTAGCGATTGCGTGAGGTCAAATAAAGAACCAGTAGTAAGACCAAACCTTCCATATTGCGTATTTGATTTTATTAATACAGTTCCGCTAAGGCTTGTTGAACCGCTGACTACTAAGCCAGTAAGATGACCAACGCTTGTTAGCGACGATCCTACAACATTAGATCCTAGTGCAGTCGCGGATAGAACTTCTGTACCACTAATTTTAAATATCTTACCGCTTGCAAGATCTAAGTTTTCACTCGATTTAAATGCGGTTGAAGCATGATTATATTGAAATCTTGCTAATCCATCGCTTCCTGAACCGACAGAAAAACCTGCACCGTTAGCATCAGATAGGGTGGTGCTACCACTTGCTAATGCAAGCGATAAATCTCCAATATTAACTGTTGAAGAATCAACGCTTGTGGTAGTGCCTTTAACTCTAAGATTCCCAACAACAGTTAAATCGCCGCCGATTGAAGCAGCATTTGTAACGTCTAACGAACTTGCGCTAACTTGAACTGCGCTAGCGTTTAAAGCAGCACCAGTTACCGTTACGCCATTAGCAGCGGTAACTAAACCACCGGCTTTTACTTCACCGGAGCTACTAAGTGCGCTACCTGTAATTGCAAAATCAGTACTACCAATTTGCGTAGAGGTAATCGCGGTATTACCACCAATACTTAAACTACCATTACCGCCTACAGATAATGAGCCGCTTGTGCCTAACGCGCCAGATACTTGTAGATCAGTTAAAATTTTTAATGGATTTGCCATTTCTATTTTCCTCGGTCAAAGACCAACTATGTTTATTTCTTTTAATAAATAGTATTTTATTTTTACATTAACCAATTATTGTTACAACATATTTAACGCCGATATTTAATGGGTCTGGAGGATCACCAGTATCTATAGTAATCGTATTTAAATCAGTAAAACTAATACCAACCTCAAGTTTTTCGTAATCGTCAGCTGCGCTATTGGATCTAACGGATACGTACATATCTCTTGTATTCAAGTTATGTTGAATTACATATGTATTTTCTGTAGAATTGCCTATAAAAAATGTTTTTTTAATTGCAGTTACAGATTCGCCAACAATATTAGATTCTGATGGTTGTCTTTTTCTTGGCTCCGCTTTTCTTGTCTCTAAGATTATATTTTCTTTGGGTAATTTGACAGAAACAGCATTTTCACTGGTTATAACGTTAGGCTCATTTTGAGATTTTCCATCACCGATCAGATACCCAGTTACTTTAACTGTTAGTTTTGTAACATATTGTCTCTCTTCGGATTCTAGCGATACAGCACCCTCTTCTATTTCAAAATTACCACCCATAAATGATTCAAACCGATAGCCATCATGTTCTATTAAAAAATGCTTTACTGCCCTTGTAGTAGAAATAAAAGGGTGTATAATATCATTCATTTGCTGTAAATAATTTGTTTTTATAGATATTGTATAGTCAACATTAACATAAACAGGCAATCTAATTGATTTTGTTTGATAGACAATTTGTGGAGTTTTTGTTAAAGCATAATTTAATTTTTTTGTACCCTTATACGCAGCATTATTTGCGTATTTTGATGTTTTTTCTTGATTGATTACTTGAGAGAAACCTATTCTATCAAATCCCGGTATATTGGCTTGAAATGCGCCCTTAACGCTTGCAGGATCTTTTTCTATACCTCCTCTCTCTACAGAAATAAAAGGCGCTATGAGAGTTCCATCCTGATCTCGTAAATCTTTATAATTTTTTATCTGAAATGCTCTTTCGGCAGAGGCCCATATAACAGGTACTTTTCTAAAACCTTCATTTGTTGTTACTCTTGGATCAATTTTTTTATCCACCCAATTAAACAAAGCAAAATCAATTGTTTCTAAAGTACATGGTTTTATGTTATCTATAAATTTTTCTTCTGGTGTGTTACTTTGCATTAAATACTCCTTCGCGTGCTTTCACACATTCTGCTTCTATTTCAAATTTATGGTCTGTTTGACCAAATAATTGCTTTGGTTCATTTAAGGTAACTATTTCATAAAAAGAGTCACCATATCTTATAAAATCGCCTTCTCTTACAAATAAATTCTGATCTTCTGTGAGCCTTCTTTTGTGAAAGTGAATTTTTATAGATGGTCTTTTATCAATGCCAAATTTAGTTGTAGTTGTTTTTATACCTTCCCATTCAATTAAAACATTGATTTTTATTGGAGATAGGAACGTTTTACGCAACGATTCTCCATATAAAGGATGATAATTGGTTGTTTCAAGATCTATTGGATAGTAAACAATTGTCTGTCCAATAACTCTTTCAATTAATTCATCATTTATTTGTTTAACAAAGTCTCGTTCTTTTTTACCCGTAAATAAAGGTGGTGGTGGAGCATCAACTTGCTGAATTATATCTTCTTTCTTTTTTCTAGGCATATTTTATTATCCAACAAATATTAATGTGGGTATGAATGTCTGAGCTTTTGTAGCATCTTCAAGAATCTTTGCATTTTCTTCGCCAAGCTTTGAGTAGACCATTTCTGCTAATGTTGTTTTTAATTCTTCCCTTAAATCCTTTTGCTCGCCCTGTCCCTGTGTTATTAGATCATTGCCATTCAATTGAACTGTTTCGCCGGGGATTGGAATACTGCCGAATTTGCTTCTAACGTAGCCTAACATTTCTTTGCTTAATGCAAGAGCATATCTGCGAATCCATTGTTTACCAATAGAATTGATTTTATCGTATGGTATATTTTGAAATGGTATTGTATTCATATTGTTAATACCATCAACTCCCGTTTTTCCTCTGGTTCCTTCATCCCAAGCATCAGTTGCAATAACAAATTCAACATACATATTATCAGGACTCATTATGTTAGGAGTTGGAAATATTCTTAAATAATTATCTTTAATTTGGTATGAATAATCAGATACTCTTGTTTTAATCGCATCTTCATAAGCCATAGCTTGTAATTTATTTTGCCAAGCTGGAATTATCTCAAACGTGCTATCATCAGCATATTGACCATAAGTACTTAAATTACCTACAACGTTAAGGCCACCGAAATAACCATAGAAATTCCATGATGCACCGGGGGTTTTATAATAAACTTTTTTAATCAATATTCTTTTATTTTGTATTTTATTATAAAAATCTTTATCGGCATTTAATGAAGAGCTATAAATTATTGTTTGCAAATCATAGTCTTGAACATCTATTTGAGGAGTAAAAGAAGCTGAATAAATAGGAGTCGTGCCACCAAGACCTATTTCGGTTGCTACAGAATTTGCTATTTTCTTTAAGTAAGAGAATGTAAAATTTGGAAATTTCAAACTAAGATGAGTGCTGCCCGTGATATCAGATCCAGTTAATTGACCTTTAGAATCAAAAGTTCCTGTTGATTGTCCTAATATAAATGGTAATACGTTTTTACTCTGATGAGTGTTGACAATATAGGAATACTCTAATACTGATTCTTCATACGCTGCGTATACTTGTTGCTCTGTAATTTCTAGGTCAAGGACATCACCGCCTAGCTTTTTATATACATAACTAACCTGCTCGACTGCACCTTGTTTAAACGCATTTATTTGCTCGCTTGACCAATATGTTGGTGAGACATACACACCAAATGGTAATGATGAAGAAACAACATTACCAGTTGAGCCTGTTACTGGTAGAATAACTTTGCTCATTTGCGATGTTGGAGTTAAAATTGGTAGCGACATTTATTATCCTCTTATAAAATATCTAAAATTTTGCTTTTCTTCTTATCTATGCTCAATAATATAGATTAATTAGTTTTCTTTTAAGTTTAAAGCAATAAAAAACCCCGCTTCTTTTGGAAGCGGGGAGCTTTTCAGCTTTTAATTTTTACTTTAGCCTTCTAGATCGCGGACAACAACTAGACCGTACATATCTGGTCTAACCATCGCTTTGCCGTAACGAGTCATAACAGCTTTGCGTGGTACGAAGGTTGAAGGATCGAAGATGGTTGGTGTGGTTTGTAGTGGGACATAAGGAGCGTAAACATAACCGCTCTCTAGGAATGAGCCACCTTTACGACCAACTAGGATTACGTTGCGTAGGAAGTATGGATCTACGATAACATCCCACTTCTTTGATAGTTCACCGACCTTAACTGCGCCAACTGAACCTTTTTCAGCTTCGTGAGTTACTGAAGCGCGGAAGCCAGCGGTGAATTCAAGGATGTTTGCAACTTCTGGTGAGACAACGAGGAAGTTTGCACCGCCGCGTAATGTCTTACGATAGATAGCTGCTGATACATCGTTGATTGTTTCAACTAGGGTTTCATACCACATTGAAACGTTACCGGTGAAATCAGGAGGAGCAGCATAATCTGTTGATGCTGCGCTTGAACCTAGAACGTCAGTACCAGTCTTACGGTTCAAGAATTTACCGGGACGGCGTGACCAGTATAGAGTACCTGCGGTTGAACCCTTGACTAGATCGTTTAGAATTTCTTGGTCAATTTCAAGACCAATTTGTTCTGATAGAATGCTGGTCAATTCAACTTCGGCGTCGAGGTTGTGATAAGCATTCAAATCTTGACCTAATTCTGGGGTCCAGCTTGCCTTGAGCTTGCGTGATTGAGCAGTGATTGAGAAGCTGTCAACCTTTAATTCTAGTTCTGGTAGATTTGCAGAACCTTCAAGAACCATACCTTGATTGCTGTTATCACCTTTCAAGATACCAAGTTGATCTTGTGCTGTACCAACGGTGCTGATACGATCTTTAACTGGGAATTGTAGAACGATATTGCCAGCTGGACTTGAAGCGCGTGCTGAACCACCAACTAGTGTGCTACCTTCTGTTTTTGCAGCAGAAGCTAAACCAGAAGTTGTACCAACTAGAACAAATTCTAGATATTTTGTACCAGCGGTATCATTAGTGACACCCGATCTACCCTTACCTTCAACGATACGGCTCAAACGACGAACAACGTTGACAGCACCAGAGCTACCTGATAGTGTAAGAGCAGCATTTGAAGAGACGGAACCAGTAACGATTGAGAGCGAAACTAAATCATTGACTGCAACTAACTCAAATGAAGCATCCGCCGCAGCTAATGTCGCAACTGGAGCGCGAACAACAAGTGCTGTTTTTGTTGTTTCACTTAGCAAGTCTGGGTCAAAACGAATGTATGAACCACCCGATTCAAGCGAAGATGATGAGCCTAGATCGACAACTTTAGTGATTGCAAAAGAAGTACCGTCACCGAATGATGCTGACGCACGGGCACGACCATAACCGCTCATTAATGAGTAGAAACCAGCTTCTACTAATTCTTTGCCAGCTGAATCACGGCCATCTAAACGAACACCGCCTGTTAATTGGACACCAAGGCGATCACCGAAAACAGATGAATTTTGTGCCATAACTTCATCGTTAGCAAAACCTAGTCTTTCACCTCTTCTGAAGTCGAGGAAGAATACTAGACCTGATGGTAAGCTCATTGGTTGGACTGAAACTAGATCGTTAGCAATCAAACCAGCGAATACACGGCGAACGATGGGGAATGCTACAGCGGCGAAACCTTGTACGTCACCACCACCCATTGAGTTAGCTTCTTTCAATAGTTCTTGTGCTTGGTTCTCAAGCAAACGTGCCATAGTGCTTTTCTTGTGTTCTGTGTTCAAGCCTTCTAATAGACCTGATTTTTCCCATTTGCCAACGAGGGCTTGGGTTTCCTTTAGTACGTTGCGTTCAACAACGCCTTCAGTTAGTGTTTCTAAAATATTTTTTGACATTTTATTCTCCATAAACCTTTATAGGTTGTAATTTTATTTTTTGTTAATACCTGCTAAAATCTTCATACGTTCTGATTGCGGACTTGCTTCTTGACTTGTTCTTGAACGAACCAAGAACGGACTTGCACCTGATCGTGAAACTGCTTCGTTTAGTGATTTCGGTGCTTTAACTTCGATCTTAGCACCTTCCACCGCACTTTGAAGTGTTTCAAAAGCGATTTTGGCTGTTTCAACCGTTTCTGTTTTAGCAATAGATTCGACAATCATCTTTTTTTGTCGCTCATTCAAGGAGATATTTTCTAAAACACGGTTTGTATATAGTAATTTAGCATTTGAAAGATTCATTCTTTCAATATGTTCCTTAAGGGAACCAAGCATGTTTTTCAAATCTAAATTTTCTTTCTTTAATTCTTCGTTTCTTTTTTTTGTTTTTGCAATTTGCTTATCGCTTTCTTCAACTGCGTCTTGCAAATGTTTTAATTCTTCTTTATATTTATCATCTTTACGGTGAGCTAATTCATTTGCTACCGCTTCTCTTGTTTCTTTTGTTGTGACACCACGATGACCAGTTGGAACATTTTTTGTATCCACTTCTACTGTTGTTTCTTCTTCTAATTCACCATATTGTGGTTCCATACTTACTTCGTCTTGTTCTTCTTCACCAAAATTGACCATCATATCTTCGTCTTGTTCTTCGCCTTCTTCGTCCATAGATACCAATAAGTCTTCGCTTACATCTGCGTCCGGTTCTGGATCAACAGCGCCATCATTCATTAAAGCTGCTAAATTTTCATCATATTCTTCTTGCCCTTCTTCATATCCAGCAGGTTCAATAAATTCTGGACCTTCGCCAAAACCGGCACCAGCTTCATCTAGATCTTTTTCATAAAATTCAAACATTTCATCTTCATCTAGAGCTTCTGGCGAATAATAGCCTTCACCTTCTTCTAAATCTTGATCGCCTTCATCTGCGTTTTCGTCTTCGTCAACATCATAAGACATTGATTCTGCTAATGCTGGTGCTGCGGGTGTTGGGATACCAGTTGGTGCTGCCCCCATAGCTGGCATGCTTGTCATTGGAAGCATACCACCACCAGTTTGCATAGCTGGCTCTTCTTCTTGTTCAATTTCTGGTGTTTGTTTCTTAAGTTCTGAAAAATCTATTTCGATCATTTGCTTATCGTCATCTGTCATATAGGAATCAGGTGTTTTTTCAACTAAATCCTTTTCTATACGAGATTTTTCTTTTTTTGACGATAAATCTGATGGAGTATTTTCTAAAGCACTAGCTGCATCCATTGGATCTTCTTTTGGCTCAACAGGTTCGGCTTGTTCTTCTTGTTCTAATAATTTATCTACTGCTTCTTTGATTTGATGAGAGTATTTTTCGACCAAATCCTTTTCAGCACTTTTGATAGCCGCTTGTCTAAGGGCGGTTGCGTCAACGATGGCTTGTTCCAATAGTGATGACATTAATTTCTCCAAAACGCATTAATATTTTAATTAAATAGTGTACAATAATTCTAAATGACTTAATCTGTTATATTTTTTGGTCGTGCTGTATTCTTTCTTTTCTTTTTTGGTGCCTCAATTGCTTCTTTATTCATTTCTTCATTGTATTTTTTAGAATTTCTAAGGCGATTGATTCTTTTTTGTCTTTCTTTAATTGATTTTTTTGTAAATCTTCTTGACATTGCAGAATTTTCATATAAATAATATACTAAAGAGTCCTTACTACATTCTTTTAAGAATCTTTTAATCAAATTTTCTGTTGATTCTGCTGAAGGTCTAACTCCCGGTGGTAAACTAACTGATAATAGTGCTGCTCTCGACATTTTATGCTCTACTTTCTGCCATTCATGGCATTTAAAATTTTATTCCATTGACCAGCGCTTTCGCTGATCATATCTTTTACTTTAACTTCTCTTTGAGTCTCCGGTACTTTAACTTCATTAATTGGTGTTGTTCCGTCAAATGGGTTAAAGCCTGTTCCTCCCATATCAAAACCAAGTTTTTTGTTTTTTTCTACAACTTCTTTTTTAAATACTTTATTATAATCTACTTTTTGTTTTAATTTTGGTTTCTGCTCAGATTCTTGTCTTTTTTGAACAATTTTTTCTTCTTTGACAAGTTCTTGAGAGTCTGTTAAAGTTTTTAAACCTTCTTCTAAAAGAACTTCACGAATACATTCTTTAATTAGCGGTTTAATTATTTTTTTTAATTCTTGTTTATCCATATTAACCTCGTAAAATATTATTATACTACTTTATATAAACCACCACCAAAGATCTGTTGCGTTTATAAACATAGCAATAGCTGTAAAAAAAGTATACCATGTTATACCAGAGCTACTGCTTACTGCATGAAATGCTTCATATCCATTGCCTGCAATAGTGTGCGTGGCTAAAGAATTATTTATTTTTTGACCAGCTGCTGCATGAATAGTGGCATTAGTATTTTTTAAATTTTTCATATATATCATAATACCATCAATATTTGTTATGCTCGGTAAACCATAATCAGCGTTATTGCCATTATCTAAGTATACCATAGAAGAAACGGCAGAAGCAGATTGACCACTTGCGGTTAAGAATAAATATGAATGTGCGATATTTGAGGCTAAGATATTTGTTAATTGTGAACCATTACCAATAAATGAACCAGTTCCAACTAGTTTAACACCACCAGCAGAAATATCTAGGTTGCCGCTATTATTGCTAATTGTTGTTGCGGCGACACCAGCAGTTGGTGAAGCAATAGAAATAGATCCGCTGCCTACAAATATTTCTTTAAATGGTTTATCGCTTGAGCCAAGTGAATAAGAAGAGGAAGAATTTGGAACTATACTTCCGCCAACTTGGATACCGTTAGAAGCAGTTAACTGTCCTGTTACCGTTGTTGTATCTGTTGATTGATCGCCTAATTGAACATTTCCGCTGACAATTAATGTACCTTGTGAAGTTAATGATGTTAAGGTGAGATTTGGGTTTACAGTAATCTCTAATTCGTTTGTTTGTTGAACTACATTTATGGTTGATGTGCTTTTTAAACTACGTAAATAACCAGTTCCATTATTAACATCTCTTACAAGAGACTCGCCAGACCCAGTAGATTCTAACGAAGTTATAGGAGATCCGCCACCGCCGCCTTGAACAGCTGAAATAATTTCTTGTAAAGAAATAAAACCATCAGGTGAAAAAAAATCTATTCCATCGTTCCATATACTTATACCTGAAGAGCTGTTAAATAAATCAATTATGTCGTTATCTCTATTATATGTGCTGCTTGAGAGATGCCCAATAATTATTTCAGCGTTTGATACGCCAAAAGAGTCTTTAAACAAAGAACCAGATTCATAACTTCCATTACCGTATCCATTAGAAGAAAGATCGTATTCTGCTTCACCAACAACAAGATTGCCATTGACTTTATAACCATTATTAGATGTAATAGAATCTAAAACTGTTACATCTTCTGCAAAGAATGGAATTTTTGTCTCGGTTTTAATATTGTAATATATTTCTCTATTGTCAAGTAAAGATCCTTGTTGATTAACAATAGGTAAATCAGTATATTTATAACCTGTTACATCGTCTAATTGAATATCATATGGAACATAGTTTGAAGAGGTTATAGAAGCGGTTATTGGCAAAACGTGCGTATAGGCAACCGTTGAATTATAAACATAAAAAGGAGGATATGCTCCGCTAATATATACATTACTTAAATCTAACTGGCTTTGAACTTTTAGATATGAATTTTGATTTATTATGAAAAACTTATCAGCTTCTAAACTACCAGAAAAATAGTGACTGCCGGTTGGAGGACCGTCACCGCGATAATAAAAATCTATATTGCTTTCGTACGCATCAATAATTCTACTAAAAGGACCAACAAAATATGAATCAGGATAATAAGTTATCGAGCTATCGTACGAAATTATATAGCCACTTTTACAAACAAAATTTGGGGAGAAACTAAGGCCAACATTGCTAACTACTAAATAATCTCCAATAGAACTATAATAAAACTTTTTTGGTCCAATACAAGCATTTATGTTGCTTAATGTACCGTTTACGTCTTTAAAAGTAGAATACTCAAAACTTAAATTTTTATAACCAATTAAAGATAAACGAGCGTTATTAAAAAAACATCCTAGAAAATTTAACTTATCCGCCTGAGCAAAATTTGTTATATTTAGCGTACCGCTTGCTCCATAGATATAACCATTCACAAATTGCATATACGGAGGTGTTATAAAGTTTACCGTTCCGCTATTAACGATTTGGCAGTTATAAGCAAAAATCTCATCTCTTGATACTGAAACATATTTTTGGTTTGATAAATATTCAAGATTGTTTGGAGGGCCAGAAAAACCACCAAAACCAAGACAACTTTCTCCATTATCAAATGCTAATATACGAATCGTATCGTATGCTATCGCACCATTGATACCGGCAGTGCGAAAGAAGCCTTTTACTTCTGTTGCTGGTTTGACAATATCAACTGTTTGGTTTATATCGTTATTTCCAAATCCAACCGAGCTTATATAAAAATTACTACCAGAGTGTGAAGTGATTACTGCTGTTCTATAGCCATCATTGGATATAAGAAAGCAGCCAGTTAATGAATTTTCTGTTGGTTGTGAACCTGTAAATGTTAATTTAATTCCGCACTGAACACCATTATTAATTCCAACATCTGGATCGATAGTCAATGCCCCGGTAGTTGGTACATTAGAATATAATGTTTCTCTTTCGCCAATAAATTTAACTAAAAGATTACTATCACTTTTGCCTATACCTTTGTTAACAAGATTAACAGTTTCTTCGTACGAACCGCTTGCTATGTTTATTGTTACATGAAAGACTTCTCTATCATTTGTTGTTGCGTTTAACGTAGCTAATTTGTCAACCGCTGCTTGAATTGTTAACAAGGCAGAACCACTTGTTAAACCAGTATTATTATTTGAACCATTTTTTGAAACATAAACATTTGTTGTGCTGTTGTTAACAAAAGCAGCACCAGACAAATTTAATGTTCCTGCATTTATTGTAACAGTATCTATTGAACTGCTGCCTAAAATAACGTTATTATGAAAATAAGCATTAGCATGAACATCTAGTGTATCTACATTACCATCATTATTTTCTAATGGTGTACCAATAGTAAAGGTATCTTTGGCTGTTGAAGCCATATTAAGACCACCAGAAACCGTTAATGTAGTTAATACTTTCATTTTAGCCGATACCTGCACTACCGCTGTAGGCTACAGTTAAATCTGCATGTTGAATGCCAGTTAATTCCGCTACAACATATACTCCAGTTGTATTGTTGCCAGAGTCTGCACCTAATAAATATATTTTATCTGTTTTCACACGCATTTCTACGCTATAAATATTTTTTCCA